GCCTGAGCCTCTTCCAGGGGTAAGGTTCCACGGGGACCTTCTATCACACCTTCGACCATAGGCCATTTCTTCTGGAAGGTCAGCCGAACTACATCTCGTCCCCTGACGATCGCGTTGGCAATGTCCTCCGCAACCTTACGGCCAATACCTGTCTTGTCTCTGATGAGCCGCATGACTCGCTCAACCTTGGACTTTTTTGACTCTTTTGGCGAGTACTTAAATCCCACACGGGTGTCAGAATCTAACTCCAGGCCCGTCTTCTCCAGGTACCGGGTCATGACTTTTTCAGCGTCCATACCCAGAGAGTTAAAATAAATCTTTAGGAATCAGATTTACCGGTGTAACAGTCAGAATACGGCAAAACTGATTTCGCGAGGCGGTGTAATAGTACACCAAGAGGAAACCCGCCCTCAAATGTGCGGGCAGATCGGATGGATAACATGCAAAACGAGAATCTCGGACCGGCTGAGAGAATCCTACAGACGGTCCTCTCTCACTCGGGCCATGCTGTCCACAACCGTGCTGGTATCGCAGTTACCGACACCGGATCGGTCGTGGGTTCTAAGTGGTTGCCGGTCACTCACGTAGAGGAGAACGGCGACAAGATCGTTTACGAATTGCGTAAGGTCGGCCGCAAGAGCACCAAGGTCAAGCTGGGCAAGCTCAGCAATGACGGGCGTGTTCGGGACGGTCGTCGGGTTGTAGGCAAGTACCAACCGGCCGGGTTGTACCCGGACGTTGTTGAGTGGGTCTACAAGCAGGTCGCGGAAGTCTGGAATCTCGATAACGAGTTCGCGGCCAAGTGGGCCTCCTACGCATACGGCCAGGAGCACCGGGACCTCAAGGTCATCCTGGCAGCCTTCATGCTCGTTCAAACCCGTAAGGGTGATCCGGTCCTGGACAAGGGCAAGGTCGCGTTCCTCGACGAGGACTACCGTGACGTTGGCGAGGCCATGTTCCTGATCACCACCAAGGGCAAGGACGGCAAGGTCAGCTTCAACCCGAAGTTGCTCATGAGGGTCCACGATGTTCTGAGCCTACCGGCCGTCGCCAAGATCAACCGGGATCTCGGTTTCGGTAAGTCCGCTCGTAAGCCGTTCCTGGGTCGTTGGCCCAAGGCCGTGGAGAAGTGGCTACGGTACCGGGAAGAGAACCCCAAGATGCTGGAAGGTCTGGTCAACGCGGGCTTCCGGCGTACGGTGATGGATCTGGCCCGTAAGGTCGGATACAAGCCGAACACCGGCAAGTTCTTCGAGACCCTTCGTTGGAAGCAAGCGCAGTCCAAGGAGGGGCACCGGAGCATCGCCATCGGCCAGGAGGTCAAGGCGGCGGAATCCTGGGAGGGTCTGACCGAAGAGCAGATCTGCGAGAAGATCACCCAGGACCGGCCGAACTGGAAGCGGGTCGTGGGTCTTCTGCCCAAGGACGGTGTGACCAGGGCTGTCATGGCGGCTGCCATCGAGGTCGGGTCCCTGTCCAACAAGGACCTGATCATCGCGACCCCGACTCTGGAAGAGCTTGGACTGTTGGATGTCCAGGACATCCGGGTTCGGTGGGAGACGGCGGTCAAGGAGGCCGAAGACATGCGGGCGGCCAACATCGCCCAGCGTGTCAAGTCCAAGAAGACCCAGGAGAAGCTGTCGGAGGCGGCCGACAACGCTGTCAAGAAGGCCGTCGCAGAGGTGCTCAATAGCCAGAGAATCTACTTCTGTGTGGACGTTTCGTCCTCCATGCACAAGGCCATTCCGACGGCTAAGCGGTACCTGACCCAGTTCCTACAGGGGTTCCCCCTGGAGCGGACTCACGTGTCGGTGTTCAACACCTCCGGTCGTGTTGTGAAGATCAAGCAGAACTCGTCGGCTGGTGTCGAGCAAGCTTTCCGTGGTTTCAGGGCGGGCGGCGGCACCGATTACGGAGCGGGCGTCAGGGTACTCCAGTCCTTCAAGCCTGAGGACGATGAAGACGTGATCTTCATCTTCGTGGGCGACGAAGAGGCGTACGACTTCTCCGATTCCGTGAGGTCTTCCGGCCTCAACCCGGTTGCTTTCGGGTTCCTCAAGGTAGGCGGCACTCGCGGCTACACGGCGGTCCAGGACACGGCGGCCAATCTCGGTATCCCGTGCTTCATGATCGACGAGGGGATCTTCGCGGACCCGTACGCGATTCCCCGCACCATCAGAGACCTGATCGCGGCTACTCCGGTGGGCAAGGCGTCCAGAAAGGCGGCGGCTCCCAGAGTATCGCTGGTCGATCTCATCCTCAACACTGAGTTGCTGACCAAGCCCGCTTGGGCAGCTTGATTCTAACTCTAACCGGTGTAATAGTTGAACCATGACTTGGAGAGACCTACTACAGACTAAGGATGAAACCCTGGTTTCGCCATGGGTCGGGGGTAGGTCTCTCCGGTCGGGTTCACGACAGTGGACCATCGACGGCCGTTTGCCGGATGAGCACGGTTGGGTAGTCTTCTCCCTGAACGGTCGGCGGGCGCGTGTTCTCCGACAGGCCGACGATTCTGACACTGATCTGCTCATGGGTAAGGTCATGGGTTATTTGGTCGGAGACAGGCTGGTCCCGCGTGACGTTCGAGTTGAGCCGAAGATCGCGGATATCGTGGCCAACGCGGAGCGCGTCCACCTGATCGAGCCGTTTCTGGACCGGTTCGTGTACGTCTCTGCCGGGCGTATGTGTGAGGACGGCCCGCTCTTTTTCATGCAACAAGAGATGCCGCTGGGTCCGGAGATGGACGTTCTGACGGCGTACCTGGACGGCAAGGATTCCGTGGCCGACATCAAGGATGTTTCCCCGGCCCTGGATGCCGCTTTCCGGATGGAGATCTTCCAACGGAAGGAGGCAGAGAAGCGTCGGCGGGAGCTTGCCGAAAAGCGCCAGCGGGAAGAAGAGGAGCGTCAAAAGGAGGCCCGTAGACGCGAGATCGTCGAGAAGCTGGGAGACGGCGCTGGCCGTCGGGAAATGGCTCTCCTGGACTTCGAGGAGGCCGCAAAGGCCGCTTTAGCGGTAGGCGGGGCTGTGCTTCTGGATCAACGTGCCGGGCACCGCAAGAACGAGATGATCGTTAAGTACCGGCTCAAGCGGCGGCGGTTCGAATGTACGTGCGACAAGAAAACTCTTAGGATTATCGATTCTGGGGTGTGTTTAACAGATCATGACACCGGAGAGAAGGGAGACGACCTACTGACCCTTGAGAGCCTACCGTCCGTTATCCTGGAAGCGGAGCGAACGGGACAACTCGTGGTTTACAGGCACGTCTAAGGTATTGAAATGACTGTGGAAGCTGGAGTTCTAGTCGATCGTGAGGGAAAGCCACTGTTCTGGCATATCCCGACGGACCGGTCCGTGGCCTACCTTCCAGACAGCCGAACGCTCTGGGACGTGATCTGGGACAACCGGGACAGGGTGTTAGGATTTGCTCACAGCCACCCCGGCTCCGGGGTGCCGGGTCCCTCTTACGAGGACGTTACGACCTTCAACGGCGTGGAGACGGCTCTCGGTCGGAGGATAATCTGGTGGATCACGAGTTCCACCCATCTCGTTCACATCGTCTGGCAAGGCCCGGACAAATACGACTACCGCGTCAATCTCAACAAATATTACCAGCCGATATGGCTACCAAGACTTCGAAAGGAATCGAGGTACGAGCTAGAAAGAGAGGTGCAGCATGGCTGACAACATCAACGAAAACGACGCTCGCGTCAACATCACCTACGGGGGTCAGAACGGGGACCTTCCGGACCCGGTTCTCTTCGCTGCGTCTGACGACGACGTGAAGGGGTGGGTCTCCGAAGCCATCCGTGGCGGGGACATTCCCGGTATCCCGGCTCAGGCACCCGACCTGGGTAACTACGTCGTGGATCGGTTCAACGCAACCGACGCACGTCCCTACAACCTGATTCAGCTTCGGCCGAAGACGCCCTTCGGGGTTTGAGCCGATGGCGGGTCAGGAACGTCCTGGTTGGTGTCCGCACACGGATTGTCGGTTCAAGCGGTTGAGCGACAATGCGTGTGTCGGGCATCTGCCGGAACCTTCCATAGAACACAGGATTTGCTTCGCGGGGGTCTTGCCGGACCCCGACGAGGTGTTCGAGCTAATGGTAGACGACTCGGATCTACGGGATCTTCGCTGGTTGCTCGAAGGGCTGAAGGAGTAAAGATGGCCTCGTTTGTTATAGGTGAGCCGGGGAACCGGCTTTTGGCGCGTATCGAAAAATCCAGTGGCGACCTCGTCCTGACAAGAGAAGAGGGTTCCCAGGAAACGAAGATAGTTATCTCGAAGGACGAGAAAAACGTCTTGCGGGAATGGCTCAGGCTTGATGAACTGTGGCCTGAGGGACTGTCGCCGGATCAGGCCGAAGCGGTCGTGGAGCTTTTACGCGAAAGAACGGCCTGATGGACATTGTAGTCACGTTGCCCAAGTCTTTCGGACTCAAGCGCTGGATTGCAGAGGGCGACCCGGCCGGGGCCAAATGGAGCGGCACGGAGTGGGGTTGGTTCATGGGGGGCAGCCCGCCGAAGAAGCTGCAACCCGGCGACCGTGTTTATGTGGTCTACAGCGGCCACCTTATCGGATACTCGCCGTTGATACGGATAGACGACGACCCCGTATGCTACGACACGAACGTTCCCGTCTACTTCAAGGACAGCTTTGCCCTGGTTCGAGGTGGTGACGCCGTAGCTGTCACGATCGACCAGAAGATTCGGGGCTTCCAGGGCTACCGCTACCGTTGGTGGGACCGGTCGGAAGAAAGACCGTTCCCGGAGTGGCAGAAGCTATGACTACCCTGAAGGGCGCAACTGTTCAGATTACGGAGCAAACCGTTCGCGAACTTGTTCAGGCCATCGACCAAGCCAAGAAGCTGGCCAACCCTCCTGAGGTGGCTGTAGTCGCTTCTTCCCATTCTAGTACCAGTTTCGAGATCGCCCTGGAGCTAACACCACACACCCAGGAGTCGCTGGGGTATCGTCGGAGACCATGATCACTCAACACAGGACAGAGTTTTCGTGTCCCGTTTGCGGGGGCGACACATTCGGCAGTGTCGAGAATAAAGAGACCGGCGAGTGGGAATACACCTGTTCCGGTGGTTATTGTGCTGCCGCTGTCAGCGGCCCGTTCAAGTTCAAAGCGAGTGATATGTGGAAGTATTTCAAGGGTGTGACGAGACGCCACTTCGACTCCTGGAACGAGTTTCGTAAGTGGGACAAGAAGAAAGGAACAGGTGTGTCGGGACCATAATGGGCTACTCAATCTACGTTGCTGCCAGGAGCCAAAAAGACCAGAAGCGGATGTTCGACTTTCTGGAACAACACTTCAAGTACATGACTCCCCTTCCGGAGGCGTCGGCGCTTTGGCTGACCACGGACATGGCGTATTCCGAGAAGGTGAAGTGGCCCGTCGGGTTCGACTACAAGTCCTGGATCAGTTTCGGTGAACGGACGTACGCCTACGCCGTGATCTACTGGATGGCCCAGGTTCTGACCAAAGCCCCTCATTATTACTATTACGACTTCGATCGAGAGAAGGTGCCCGAAGAAGAAGACGAAGAGGCCCTTTACAAGTTCCTACGGGAGCCTCTTAGTCGCTTTGAACAGGGTGATGCCAGAGAGATCGCTGCTTTCATAGCCAAGGAGCGGGACCGGCTAAAAACCCTCTGGCAAGAAGAAAATGCTTAGGTCTTTCAACAGCCAACCGTACACAGGGGTATGAAGAACATCACGATCATAGGTGCCGGTGCTCTAGGCTCACATTTGATACTGTTCCTACGGAACGAGGCGACCATGAAGGTCGTCGATTTCGACCGGGTGGAGCAAAAGAACACGTTGAGCCAGTTCCATGGCAAGGCGGGCGTCGGCAAGAACAAGACGCAGTCCCTGGCCCAGGCAATGCAGTTCCTATTCGGGATCAAGCTCAACATGGTCCCGCACAAACTGACGGCCGACAACGAGAAGGAGCTTCTGGGCGGTGCCGATCTGGTCATCGACTGCCTGGACAACCCAGAGTCTCGGCGCGTGGTCCAGGGTTTCGCCAAGGAGGCCGAGATCCCGTGTCTCCACGGAGCGCTGGCCGCCGACGGAGCTTTCGGCCGGGTGGTCTGGACCGAGAATTTCGTCATCGACGACGGGGCAGCCGGGGCCGCCACTTGCGAGGACGGTGAGCATCTGCCCTTCATCGCTGTGGTCTCTGCCCTTCTGGCCCGGTCGGCTCAGGCGTTCCTCAAGGACGGCAAGAAAATCGGTTATGAAATCAGCCCAGGCGGTGTAATTATTACTTGACAACACCGTTTGGATCAGTATCTTAGGGGACGTACCCAATACCTATACCTTACACGACGATTAAACCGGGCGGCAAAGAAGCCGCCCACCGCAGTAACCAACAGGTTTAGAACTCGGGTACACTCCACTAATAAGGGGCTATACAGACGGACGGTCCGTCACCTTTCTATCGAAGAGGAAAAACCAAAAACCCAGGATCGATTCTCGGCTCTGCAAGGAGCCATATTTCTGGTCCTCACAAGCGTTTTAGGGTTCGACTCCCGATAGCCCCTCCAACCCGTACCCAACAGGTGAATCTTACATGCATACACAGGTTCGAATCCTGTTTTCCAAACCAAAACTATTGGAAATAGCCTAGTGGTTAGGCACTCGTCTAGAAAACGAGCAATCAAACAGGTTCATGACTCGGGTGCGGGAAGATTTTAGGCAGACTGGGCCGGGTGGCCCGCTTACGATCATAACGTAGGTTTGTACGCAATCAGCACCTAACACTCGTTCTCGCGAGAGAACAATACTTCTGTGCTCACAAGCAAAATTGTTGGTTCGAGTCCAACGTCTGCCACCGAGAGCGATCAATCGGAGAAAGCATACAAGCGTAGCTCATTTAGGGTAGAGCGTCTGTTTTACACACAGAAAGTAGTGGGTTCGATTCCCATCGCAAACATCCTGCTTCTCGTCTCGAACGCTCTCTAACTTTTCAGCATCATTTTGTAGGCAGCGGTTGGTATGTACAGCTACGACCGCCGTCTTGCGCTCCAGCTAGAGCCTTTACCCTCCTGGACGTTCACCAAGCCGCTCACGAAGGCTTTCAGGGAACTTGACCGGGTAGACGTTTACAAGGCTTACGGTACTTTTGAAGATCTGTTCGGCAACCTGGAACGGCTGGAAGCCCTGGAGCCGCGTGAGGTACGTGAAGGAGAGCAACTCTCACGGACGTTCGCGGAACTCCGACGTGAGACGCTTAACGCGATGGTCGATGCTTCCAATCTATTCGAAGTTATCAAACGCCGGGCCACGTAATGTACAACTACGATCGCCGCAAGAAGACCGCTGCCAAGATGGACCTCTACGCCAAGTGGAGGGACATTATTGACGCACACGCCGAGGCCGAGCGGCGAGATCTTGATAACTTGTTGAAATCCACAGTCCCCTACCTAAAGTCGGTCGGCCTTGATATCGACCTGAGACGATCTTACTTGAGTAAGTATTATCACGGGTCTGACGGTGTTAGAATCGAGGGGATGCTGTACCTCAAGGATCGTCCGGAGAACACAGTAAAGCTGATTGAATTCGGAGAACGCGAGGGAGCGGAGCGAGTCTCCAAGTGGTTGGACAGTGCAATAGACATGTACGGCCACGCACAATACGACAAAGCCAAGGACGAGTGGCAGGTCGATATTACCGCGTCCTGAATCCAAGGGGCCATAGCTCAGTTGGGAGAGCGCGTGACTGGCAGTCACGAGGTCGGGGGTTCAATTCCCCCTGGCTCCACCATGGTGTAATCTAAGGCGTGGCTTTCGTTGTGGTGAAAGAGTTGGCCGAGCCTCTCCCTGAACGGGTTCAGGGGACGGTTCGGTTGCCTACAGATGAAGAAGGGCACCCTTACGGACAGTGGTCGGCTGTCCTAGAAAAGACGGAGACCAACGGGGTGTACCGTCTTCGGGCTTTGGTTGAGGGTGCGTTGGCGGGTGTTTCGGGAGGAGATATTCTTACATTCTATCGTGCTCCTAAGAAGTTGGCGGTATTGATCGCAGTGTGATCGGGCGTCGTCTAATGGCAGGACATCGGTTTTTGGTGCCGAGTATCGGGGTTCGAATCCCTGCGCCCGAGCCAAATTATTTTTCTTGAGTTGATTTTTTCGGTGTAATATAAGGAGGTACGGAGACAAAGTTTCACGTGAAACGAGGTTTGAGGAAAACGTAATGTCCTTGTTGGAGGGGTGTATTGGAGAGCGCATTTGGAACACTGTGAAAAAGGCGCGTTAGAGATACGGAGACCGCATGGGCCTGACCACGTTTACGTGTGTCTTCATTGCGGTCGGCGTTCATGGGATCGCCTGGGACACAACGCACTCACCCCCGGCTGGGGCCGAAGTTGCACGGAGAAGGCTGTCAGATTGCCCTCAAAGGCTCTGGAACTCAACGCTCAAGGTTTGGTCCGGGCCGTACGAAAAGCTGATGTTGTAGCTCTCCGTGATTCATCTTTGAATTAAGAGCTTCGAGGTGTAATAGCTCTTGCTCGCTATGACGAGCATGGCATTATAACACCATGCCAGAAGAGCGGAAGTGTAAGCATTGTCACAAAACTAAGCCTATCGGGAAGTTCAGACCGTTAAGGCGCAATTCCCCTTACCGACGGCGAATCTGCACAGCTTGTTATGGTAAAGTTTACTGGCAGCGGCACAAGGACAAATTGAATGTTCAACGTAGTCAGTATCGTAAGAACAATCCAGCACAAGCGATCTACAGTGACACTAGAGCCGTCGATCGTAAGAAAGGGAGAGCCAACGATCTCACAAAGGAGTTTATCGCAGAGTCGATTTCCAAAGGTTGTAGCTATTGCGGAGAGGCGTCGATTAGAATGAGCTTGGATCGTATCGATAATAGTAAAGGACACACCGTTGATAATGTGGTCCCAGCTTGCATAAGATGTAATACCATTCGGGGGTCAATGCCTTATGACGCATGGCTGCGTATTGCCCCGGCCATTCGGAAGACTCGTAAGGCGGGCCTTTTTGGCTCGTGGGTTGGCCGTCGATTTCCTGCTCGGGTGGTGGAATAGGTAGACACAGGCGAAGTCGCTATAGGGCTTTGCTGGCCGGGAGGCTTGTAAGTTCGACTCTTACCCCGAGCACGATTAGGTGAATGATGACCAAAGAGGAAATAGAAAAACTGTTCATGACACAGTTGGACGAGTTAGAAGACGCTTTCAGGCACTGCGACGTTGTAGAGATCTTCTCCCATCTGGCTCAGTTGGTCCATGATGAGATCGTCGTAAAGATGTCTGATAAAGATTAGCGGGTGTGAGAGGCCCAGAGAATAACCTTAACAAGGAGGCGCTGATGAGGCGTTAGGACAATGTCTGAGTTCCATACACTATTACTGACCCCGTGGATGCAACCACACCGAATCGTTCCTTGGCAGGACGCTATCTGTCGGCTCTACATGGGAGAGATCGAGGTCTTGGAGTCTTACGACGAGACCGTGTCGTCTCCGAGTGTGACCTACCAGATTCCGTCCGTAGCTAGACTTACGTCCAAAATCCCGACCCACAAGAAGGGTGTCAAGTTCTCGCGGATCAACGTTCTGACTCGTGACAACTTCACCTGCCAGTACTGTGGGAATCGGCTTCCGCGTCGTGAGTTGAACTACGATCACGTGACCCCGAGGAACCAGGGCGGTAAGACTAACTGGATCAACATTGTCACGGCGTGCTACGCCTGTAATGCCCGTAAGGCCGGTCGTACTCCCAGGCAAGCCAAGATGAGGTTGCTTAGGAAACCGTACAGGCCCAAGTCTCTACCGCTTCCCATGCCAGCGATTCCGATCGAGATGTGTCCGGAGGAGTGGTCCTTCTATCTGGGAGGCACGCCCCGGCACATGTTGGCGGCTGGATAAACCCTCAAACGCCCACGAGCTTAGGTTCGTGGGCGTTTTATTTAGGTTTTTGGGACCCCAGCGGTAGACCAAACATGAGGAACGGATCATATCGTAAGGCGGGTGGGCGCAAGTCTTGGGTTGTCCGTCATGGTCATGCCCCGAAGCGTGCTCCGAACGCCGCTGAAAAGGCTATCGAAACGCGGGTTCGTCGTCGAGCTAAGGCCGAGATTCAGGCTCAACTGTCGGATTAGCGTAGTCCTTGCAGGAGGGGAATGACTCGTTCTGGTTCCTCCTGCAAGACTCTGCTCCTTACCCGGTTGTAGAACTCGTCCCGTTTGGTCAGCTTATGTTTCCATTGTCCCGTGATCGTGAGGTACCCGATCAGGTACACGAGTTCGCAAGAGTCCACATCTACTCGGTCGAGCACCTCGTCAACGGCGGTCCCGTTCCCTTCCAACATCCAATCGTCCAAGGTGTCGTAGATGTAGTCGAGGACCGTGGATCTTGAAGCCTGAGTTTCATCCGGGAACCCAGCGAAGAATTTATCCGGGAGGCTCATCTTGGATCTTACACCGGCACAAATAAGAACTTGACTTCCCTTTTCCGGTGTATATCATGGTAAGCGTGAGGCCGCGCCTCCGGGTTGGGTCTCTCGTGCCGCTGATCGCGCCTAAGGAAAATCCGAGGTTTGGAAAGGCGGTGGACGTTCTGTGACCGCTTAGCGGTCCTTTGGTTTTGGGGTCAGTCCAGGCCCGCACCAGGGGAAGTTGCTAGGCCAGACGGCTACGGGAGGACCAAAGCCATGGAAATTAGTGCGAAACTCACATTTGATAAAGTCCAGTTTGACCTGGAAAACGAAGCCCACCTTGTCCTAGGGCTGTCAGCACCGTCGGTGTCGGTCGAAGACAAGCGACCCCGGTTGTGCATCATACCGCTCGTGGACGTGTCCGGCTCTATGATGGGGTCAAAGCTCGTCTACGCGAAACGCTCGCTGACCAAGTTGATCGAGCACCTCTCACCGAACGATTACTGCGGCCTGATCGACTTCTCCGAATCTGCCCAGGTGATCTCAAGGCCCGTACCTTGTACCGCCGAAGCCAAGGAGGATCTGAAACGTAAGGTTAGCGATCTTCAGACGAGAGGGTCCACCAACATTGCCGACGCGCTTCTCAAGGGTTTTGAACTTGCCCAAGAGGCGGACCTGTCGTCGGAGGTCATCCTAAGGGTCATTCTCTTCACGGATGGCAACGCCAACAGGGGTCCCGCCACAGAGCCGGAAGATCTCGTGGAGTTGGTTGGGTCCAACATGGAGACGAGCACTGTTAGCGCTTTCGGCTACGGGTCGGACGTTCGTCAAGACATGCTTCTCGATATGTCCAAGAGAGGCAAAGGCAATTATGCCTTCGTGCAAAACCCTGACGACGCGCTGTCGGCCTTCGGTAAGGAACTGGGCGGTCTGCTCAGCACCTACGCCACCAACCTGATAATCGACGTGAACCCGCTGGCCGGTCACGAGATCGCTCAGGTGGTTTCGGACGTGGACGCCGACGAAGGGGATCTGGGCCAAGTGACTATCAAGATCCCGGATATCCTGTCTGACGAGGTCCGGAACATCGTTTTGGCTGTCAAGTTGAAGGCCCAGAAGAACGCCTTTCCTCGTGAGATGAATGTCTTCGAGGTCAAGGCAGGTTATGACACCCTGGACGCAAACCTCCGGAAGGAGCACAAACAGGTCGAAGCCAAGGCCAAGGTCCAGTTCGTGAAGGCCGGTGAGCACCAGGAGAAGCCGGACGAGGAATTGGACAACATCGTGGGGCTGGCCCAGCTTGTTCGAGCGCAGATCGAGGCCGAAGAGCACGCCAAAGCGGGCAACTACGACTACGCTGTCCAGCACATGAACGACATTGGCGACGAATTCAAGACTCGTGGCCTGATCGGTGCTGCGGCGATGTCCAAGGGGATTAGCTCGCGGATGGGTAGCCGGACTTCTTACACGGCCAACGCCGCGTACTTCGCCAGCGTCACTCGTGGAGCCACGCGGGGTATGGGAGGCACCTACGAGGTGTCGGCAGCGGAGGATCTCGCCAACGCGGGCGTAACACTCTCCAACGCCGCCCAAGACGCCACGGCCGACGCCTTCTCTGCGGATGGTACAGGAGACGGTTCTATCTCTTCGGGTGGGAACTCATCGGTGGATAGCTCCGACCTGTACATCGAGGCGGGCGATAATCAGCCTCTGACGTGGACCGCCAATCCCGACACGCTGACCAGCCCGGATTCGGTGGTGGTGCCAAGTCCGATCACCATCCCAGGCCAACCTGAGGAGAAGCCGGTCGAGAAGCCCAAGAAGCGTAAGATCGCCCAGAAGTCAAAGCGGTGGTAACTGTTGCCATTAAGAGGCCAGGGCGTTAGAGTCGTAGGCGCTGGCTGAACTGATAGCATGAGTCAATTCGAGGGAGATGGTCTCAGACCATCTCCCTTATTTTTTGGTGTAACGGAGAAAAGATGTTCTCTATCGAAGAAGCGACAGCCTGGACCGCCGACGAAGCCGTAGCCCGGCTCCGACAGGTGATTCCCACAGCCTGGGCATTCGATTGGACAACGACCGAAGACGGTTGGCACGTCATGTCTTTAAAGGACGGCGAGGACGAGTTGTGGTCCGGCGAGCACGCGGACCCGAAAATCCTGGCGTTGGACGCTTTGGGTTGGCTTCGTCTTCGGAACCATAAGTTGGACCACCCTGTCTGGAAACCCAGAGAACGTGAAGTACCGTTGTACCGGCCGCCTGTGGCCGAGACCATCCCAGATCCGCCTGATCTGGACCCCAAAGAAGTGGACGCGGTGTATAGATCTTCTGTGGACGAGAATAAAACGGAGAAAAAATGACTGTTCGACATGGCTTGGAAGCCCGCAAGGGTATGCTCGATGGTATCAATATGTTGGCTGACGCTGTGGTTGTCACACTGGGACCTAAAGGCCGTAACGTTTGTTTGGAGAAGTCCTTCGGCAGCCCGTTCATCACCAAAGATGGGGTTTCTGTCGCCAAGGAGATTGAGCTAGAGGACCCGTTGGAGAACATCGGGTGTCGGATTCTCCGTGAGGCGGCCAGCAAGACCAGCGAAGACGCGGGGGACGGGACCACGACCTCGATTGCCCTGGCTAGGTTTATAGCGGTTCAGGGTATCAAACAGGTGGAGGCTAATTTCTCCCCGGTCCAATTCAAGCGGGGTATGGACAAAGCCTTGAAGCTGGCAGTCGAGCAGTTGGTGGCCACTTCCATGCCGGTCAAGGACCAAAGGGCTATTGAGAATGTAGCCACTATCAGCGCGAACGGTGATCGGGATATAGCCAAGACCATTGCGGATGCTGTGGCCAAGGTTGGTAAGGATGGTGTGGTCAATATCGAGGAGGGTCGGGGTATCGAGACCACGGTAGAGACTACTGATGGTATGAAACTCGACGACCGGGGTTGGGTAAACCCGGCGTTCTGTCTGGATGAGGAGAAACAGGAGAGCGTTCTCAAGAACCCTTACGTCCTGGTGACGGATTTAACAGTTTCAGCGATGAAGCCCATGGTGCCCCTCATGGAGGCGCTCATGGAGGTCAGCGGCGATTTGCTGATCATCGCCACGGATTTCCAGGGCGAAGCTCTACCAACATTCTTGTTGAACAAGGAGAAGCTAAAGACTCAACTGGTGAAAGCGCCCGGTTTCGGAGGCAACCAACAGGCTATCCTGGAAGACATTGCTATCCTGACAGGGGCGACCTTCATATCTAAGGACGCCGGGATGACGTTCGAGTCCGTCGCGTTGGAGGATCTGGGCCGCCTGGGCAGTGTGAAGGTGACGGCCAAGGAGACCGTCCTTGTGGATGGCGAAGGGGCACAGGACGCTCTGGACGCTCGCGTTGCCCAGATCAAAACCGAGATCGGGAGGTCCGGCTCCGAATACGATAAAGACAAGCTCCGCGAGCGTATGAGTAAACTTCTGGGAGGCGTGTGTGTCATAAGAGTCGGAGCGCCGTCCGAACTCTCCATGAAGGAAATCAAGTCTCGAATGGAAGACGCCCTTTACGCCACGAAGGCGTCAATAGACGAGGGTATCGTGCCCGGTGGCGGGGTGGCTTATCTTCGAGCGGCTGAAGGGGTTAGAGCCACTGTGATCGAGAACGAGAAAGAGGAGCACAAAGACGAGCCTCTCCTGGACAAAGAGGAGTTACCCGGAACCGTTGACGAAGCGACGGGTTTTGAGACTGTGCTTCTTGCCTGTGAAGAGCCTCTCCGTCAGATTGCTACGAACGCCGGTCTGGTTGGCGATTTGTACGTGGAGCGTGTGAAGGAGCGCCACGGAGACAGTGGGGTCATCGGCCTCGATGCGTCAGACGGGAACTTGAAGGATGTCTTCGAGGCCGGGATAGTTGATCCCACCAAGGTTGTCAGGTCGGCCTTGTCAAATGCTGTGTCCGTAGCTGGTATGTTGTTGACCACAGAGGCGGCGGTCCACAAGGAACCGGAGAAGAAGAAAGACAAGGACGATTAGAGTCTTTGTCGGATACCTATATGGGATGGACTCACGACTTCAAAGAGTAGGCGGAACGCGGCTGACCCATTTGAGATATTCTGACGCTCCTAGGGTCGCTCAGGCCATTGTGGATGCCGCCGACGGCCGAGCGAGAGTGTTATCAGGCCAGTCTCATGACACACCGTATGTCGAGATCGTGAGGGATCAAGCTTACACTGTAGTTATCCGAGGGGACGACTGGCGTAAGATTTTCCCGGTCTTTCGGTACAGCACCAAGAGGTACCAGCCTGTCGTTCCTCCGGAGAACGAGCCTCCTCCTGTAATGTCTCCGCAACCTAACCGTACGATGAAGCAGCCGCCTGAGAATCCGGCTGGGGGTATAAAGTCCTTCTTAGATGGGTTGCCGTTTGACGAGTATAGTAAGATTCAAAAATTGCTAACGACATTACGAGTCGATGCTTTTGGCAGACCTTCAAGTTGGTCCAAGGCGTCAACTCCGAACCCGCGTCCGGACGGGTCTTCATTAATTTCCCCGGAACACCGTGCGGACTTCTCATCGTTCACGAGCACTTTTCTTTACAACCAACTCGTGAAAATTCTCCAACAACTTTTCCCTGTAGATTACCCAACAACCTATTGAGGTAACAATGCCTATCGATCCAGCGGGAACGGTTCCCGGCCTTAAAGAAAAAGAAGAAGAACCCAAGAAGGTTCATATTCGCTGTAAAGACGCCGATTGTGATTCCATTCTCGCGATCGAATTGAAGGTAGCCGGTCAAGCGGGCGGGAGACGTTTGTACCAGTGTTGCAAGTGTAAGCGATCGTGGGGTATTCCCGTCGGGGGTTCTGTCGAATTGTGACAGAAGACTTCATCAAGTGCCTCAAGTGCGAGGGCCGTCTGGCACCCAGTGGTGTAGAGGTCCACAGATACATCTGCCAGGACTGCGGTCAGCATTATCATGGGGTGCTCCAATTTGTCCCGGTAGATCCTGTGGAGCGTACGAAAGATCTGCTTGGGCCAGGAAATGCTACAGGAGATTCAGCACCAGACGGAGGGGGTGAAGTTCCTTAGACGCTTTGTTGAAGGGCGTCTGGTGTCACCGATTTTGCTGGTTGGTCCTGCGGGGGTTGGTAGGAAGTTTTCTGTGCTCAAGGCCGCACAAGAGGCTTTCTGCCAGGAGAATCGAGAACCGGACTGTCCGTGCTCGTCTTGCTACCAGATAACGAAAAACATCCACCCGGATATCCTCACGCTGGACGCCAGCGAAAAAGACATTGGTATCGACGACATACGTCGATTGATCAGTGAGGCCAAGAGCTATCCGTCGGTCGCTTCGGTTCGATGCTTCGTCATCGACGGGGCGGACCGGTTCACGGGACCGGCCGCCAACGCTTTTTTAAAGACTCTTGAAGAGCCGCCAGCCCGGTCACGTTTTTTCTTGATCGCTGAAGATATCGATCGTGTGTTGCCTACAATTCGTTCGAGGTGCGGGCGCGTACAATACCTTCCGCTTCCCGAAGAGTTCGTTTTATCGGTAGTTCAGCAATACGATACGAGCGCTAAAGCTCTTGTCTATACGCGAATGGGAGAGGGTTCGGTAGGCAACGCTCTCCGCTACTGGGGTTCGGGTCGATTGGCCCTTCGAGATCAAGTCGTGGCTGTTCTCCAGGCAGCCTTGGACAAGGATCTTTCGACGTTGTTTGCGGCCGTGGATGCTATGGACAAGGATTTGCTACTAGCTCTGAAATTTCTGGAACAAATCGTCCACGATATATTTGTAGGCCGTGTAGATACTACCCGAGTTATTCATGCGGATCGTTCTGATGATCTGGAGAAGATAGGGAAGAGAGCCTCTCTACAAACATGGAACGAGTTAACCAAAAAAACGAGAGATCTACAGAGCCGGTATCGGATAACTCGGATAAACCTCCCCTTCCATTTCAAGACAACTCTTGTTGAAACCTTTTAGTGGGACATGGCCTCCTCTAAGTCATCCTCATTCAATCCCTTTGTGATCGCCTTTGGTGATGAGGATTTCTATCTTGACCGTGACATAGAACGAGCACGTCAAGGTAAGAGAGATATCCTTCGTGTTGACGGCGGGGATCTAAAGCCTGTTCAACTCGTTGACCTGTGCGAGGCTTACTCAGAGATCCCGCGTACCATAATCTTAGATAACGCCCAGAAAATAAGGGCGAACGACGCTTTACGCACGTTTGTAGGCACCCGAGACCGTTCTGACAAATCCCTCATTCTCATGGCGGTCGTCCGGAGTTCCAAGCTTCCGGACGTGTGGGAACTCGCTGCCTCTAAGGGTAAGAAAGTCGAACGGCGTAGATTCAAGCCGTGGGAGACGGATAACTATGTGAAGTTCGTCAAGACGGAGGCGACCCGTCTTCGTGTGGCGATCGACAAGGACGTAGCTTCAACACTGTATCAATACGTTGGCCCGGACCTATATCGGTTGGAAAACGAATTGCGGAAACTCGCAATCTATGTGGGTCAGGCGGGAAGCGTCAAAAAGGAGCATATAAAGTTAATAACAAGCCCGACCCCGAAGGCCGAACCGTTCCAGGTGGCCGAGCAAGTAATAGCAAAGAATTTGAAGGGGGCGCTAAGCTTGTTTTCGGTGTTGTACAGGAACTCAGGGGATGATGCTCTCATCCCGGTCGTACGCTCGATCATGAAGCAGGTAGAAAAAACGGTAGTTATTCGAAACCTTCAAGATAGAGGTGTAGAAGAATCAAATATAGCGGCCACCGTGGGAATGAAGGAGTGGCCGTACAAGAACATTGCGGCACCCATAGCGCGTAAACATGATCCTAAATCGTTAGTGGACTACATGAGGCGGCTGTGCAGATTAGATGTAGATGTGAAAGGCCCATCTCGATCAAAAAGAACCCTGGTCGAGTTGGCAATATTGTCTATAGCTCGTTAGGGAGTCCACATGCAAGCCCAAACTCAGGAAGCTCAGCCCCGAGTTTTGTATATGCCAGTTGATATCAAATACATTAGAAAGAGGGACGGCGTAACACTCCAGTCTTTTGACGAGGGTAAACTACGTAGCGCCATTCATTCAGCCTGGGTGAGTGTCAAAACTCCTGAGAACGGGGAACTACCCTCTTCGGACACAAGGTCTATTTCGGGGGTGGTTAAGACAGTTTTAAACACCATAGGGGAAGAGGTTGTGGACGTTGAAATCGTCCAGGACGCTGTTGAGACCTCTCTTATGAGGCATAAGGAGTTCGCCGTAGCCAAGGCGTACATTCTCTATCGCCATCAGAGGCAAGAGCTTAGAGAGCTACGAGCCAAGGCGGTGGACCCACGAGGGTTGGCTGATTATATCCATGCCAGCAAGTATGCCCGGTACCTGCCTAACAAGAAACGGCGTGAGGTGTTCTCAGAGACCGTGGCGAGAGTCGAGAAGATGCACCACGACCGGTTCCCGGAGATGCGTGAGGAGATCAAAGAGGCATTCGACCTTGTTCGTAAAAAGAAAGTTCTTCCGTCGATGAGGTCGATGCAGTTCGGCGGCAAGGCGGTGTTAGCTAACAACAACCGTATCTACAACTGTAGTTTCACGTTGATCGACCGTTTCGACGCTTTCTCGGAGGCCCTGTTCCTACTCCTGTCTGGGTGTGGTGTGGGCTACTCCGTCCAGTTTGATCACATCGAGAGGTTGCCGTCCGTCAAGTATATAGACGCGAAGAAGGTGGTCCATCATGTGATAGGAGACAGCATCGAGGGGTGGGCCAACGCTCTGAAGGCTCTATTACAAAGTTACCAGGATGGTGTGAACATCGAGTTTAGTTATCACCTGATCCGTCCGGCTGGTTCGCCGCTCGCAACTTCCGGGGGTCGTGCTCCAGGGCACTTGAAGCTCAAAGAGTCCTTGGAATGTGTCCGCTCTGTGCTATCGGCCGCCCAAGGTCGTAAGCTTCGGCCCATCGAATGTCATAGGATTTTATGTCACTCCGCCGACGCTGTGTTGTCGGGTGGTATCCGTCGGTCGGCCATGATCTGTCTGTTCTCTTTGGACGACAGTGAAATGATGTACTCCAAGACCGGAAACTGGTACGAGAAAGACCCTTGGTTTGCTAACGTTAACATCTCCGTGGCCTTGAAGCGTGACGAGGTTCGTAAAAAGCAGTTCAAGCGAATCTTCCAGATGACCAAACAGTGGGGTGAGCCTGGGTTCTATTTCACGAACGATTACGACTACGGTACGAATCCGTGTGGCGAGATAGGGATGAACCCGAAGCTCGAAGTCGATTCTAAGTTGAGGGCGCGACTCAAGAAGCAAGGTGTCTTCGTCAAGGTAGGCGACGTTTACACCGGCTGGGCTTTTTGCAACCTTTGTGAAATCAACGCTGCCGAGTTCACGTGTTACGAGGACTTCGAGACGGCAGCGAAAGCAGCCACACTCATTGGAACCTTACAGGCTACTTACACGGAGATGCCTTATTTGGGCTGGGTCTCGGAACAACTCTCGAAACGCGAAGCTCTTCTGGGAATTGGTATGACCGGTATGCTGGACGCTCCGGATGTCGCCTGTAACCCGGAGTACCAGAAGAAGGTGGCGCTCAAGATCAAGAAGTGGAACGCTGAGTACGCCAAACGTCTTGGAATCAATTCCGCTGCCAGGACGACTTGTGTGAAACCCTCCGGTACAACTTCTCTTGAGTTGGGGTGCGTCGGCTCCGGGCACCATGCTCACCATGCGCGTAGGTATTTCCGCCGTGTGGTGGCTGACGAGTTGGAGCCAGTCTTCCAAGCCTTCAAGGCCGTCAATCCTCATATGTGTGTCCGCAAGCCGGACGGCAAGTGGGTTGTGGAGTTCCCGGTTGAAGCTCCTCCTCAGGCTATTATCAAAGAGGACCTTACCGCCGTTCAGTTCCTCGACATGGTGAAGTCCACTCAACAGAACTGGGTCATCCCTGGCACGGCAGAGGAGGCCGTCTCCCCAGGCTTGAATCACAACGTTTCTAACACGGTCACAGTCTGCCCAGAGGAATGGGACGGTATCGCTGATTACCTATGGACGCACCGTAACTTCTTCACGGGCGTTTCCTTACTCCCGGTCAGCGGGGACAAGGACTACGCATTCAGCCCCAACGAGGCCATCACCACACCGGCAAACGAGAGAAGGTGGAACAACATTCTGCGGAAGTACGAGCCAGTCGATTACAAGTCTTTGATAGAGATCGACGACACCACTGATGTGAAGATGGAACCGGCTTGTGCGGGCGGTACCTGTTCCATATAGGAAATGGATTTAGGGACTCTCTTAGAAGGCGTCATCGAGTTGGACCCGATGACGGGGCGTATGGTTCTCCGGGTTCCCCAGGAGGATGGTACGAACGAGTTCGTCGATATCCAGGAACGCTTGGAGACATACAAGGGAGAGGAGGTTCGGTTCATCTTGACACCTCTCCGGACGATAGCCGAGATAGCCGAGATGGTGGAAAGCGGCGAAATTCCTCCCGAATTGGCTCCTGTGCTCAAAAAGTCTTAGGTGTAGCCGGGCATGGGTGTAGTACCGGTATGGACTTTTTTGATCTAATTTCTCAACCGTCCGCCGAACGTGCCTCCGAGTTAGAGGCCAAGATCAAGAAGGCGCGGCACGATTATTACAATGGAACTCCGACAGTCTCGGACGATGTTTACGACGCCTGGGTAGCCGAGTTAGCCGAAGTCAAACCCGACAGCGACGCCGTAACCGCCGTTGGAGCTACCCCGGTCTCTGAATGGGAGAAGGTCGAGCACTCGATCCCCATGGGGTCCCTGGACAACGTCAAGACCATCGACGAACTGACCTCCTGGCTTTCGGGCACTGGCGAGTCCCAGACCGCTCCGTTGATGACTTCGGAGAAGCTCGACGGCATCTCGATCGCCGTGGACTACGTCAAAGGCGAGTTGGACAAGGCGGCGACTCGTGGCGATGGTAACATCGGAGAGGATATCACGGTCAACGTCTCCAAGATGGAGGGTGTCAGGGGGAAACTACCCAGAAGCTTCACGGGGACGTTGCGTGGTGAGATCATCTTGAAGAGAAGCTACCACGCCAAGTATTTCCCGGAGAAGGCCAACCCCAGAAACGCCGCCAGCGGTATTGCAAGACGCTACGACGGCCAGGGTTGCGAACACTTGAGCGTCAAGTTTTATCAGGTGGCCGACGGACAGGACTTCGAGACTGAGGCCGACCAGTTCAAGTGGCTCGAAGACCACGGTTTCGATACCCCCAACTGGTACGTGACCGCCATGGTGCCGGGCGTAAGGACGCCTCAGGATCTGTGGTTGGAGTATCAACAGTTCAAGCGAGACGAACTCGATTACGACATCGACGGTCTCGTGGTCCGCATCAATAACATGGCCGCGCAACTGGCTCTTGGAGAGAAAGACAACTGTCCGAGAGGCGCGGTCGCTTTCAAGTTCGCGGCGACGACCAGGGAGTCGGTCCTTCAGCGTATCGAGTGGCAGGTCGGGGGAACCGGCCGTATTACGCCCGTTGCCATCTTCCGGCCGGTCAACATTCTGGGGGCCGAGATCACGAACGCCAGTCTTTACAATGTGGCCTACATCCGGTCGCTGGGCCTGGACGTGGGCGCAACCATTATCGTGTCTCGTGCTCAGGATGTGATTCCACGTGTTACTGAGGTGGTGAAAGGAGTGGGTACGATCGCCAACCCACCCTCCGAGTGTCCCGCTTGTGGTACGTTAACGGAAGCGGCCGGGGAGTATTTGATCTGCCCCAACGCGGACGGGTGCCCCGCTCAGTCGGTCGGCCGGATCAAACGTTACGTGGCGGCTATGGACATCAAGGAGTGGGGCGAGACTCTTATCGAGAAACTGGTCTCTTCGGGTCTGGTCAAGGACGTGTCCGATCTCTACCGGCTGACGGATATGCAGTTAACCAATGTCGAGCGGATGGGTAAGAAATCGGCTGCCAAGGTCATCAAGACCCTCTGGGTCAAGAAGAAGGTTCCGCTGGAGACGCTTCTTGGCTCTCTGTCTATCCCCCTGTGTGCTTCGAGCACTATCAAGATGGCTATGGACGCCGGGTACGACACCTTCGACAAGCTCAAGGCGGCCAGCATGAGCCAGTTGTCGGGTGTCGAAGGGTTGGGGCCGGTGAAGGCTCAGGCTCTTCACACGTGGCTCCAAGAGGAGAGTGAGGTCGTTGACAGACTCCTTTCACTTGGCGTCGAGATCGAGGCGAAGATCCAGGGCACCCTTACCGGTAAGAGTTTCTGTTTCACTGGCGCGTTGAGCAAGCCTCGTCCCACGTTCGAGAAGATGGTCAAGGACGCTGGCGGAGAGGTGAAGAAGTCGGTTGGCAAGAGACTGAGCTATCTGGTTATGGCCGATCCTAACTCCAATACCTCAAAAGCTCAGGCGGCGCGTAAAAATAACACCAAATGCATCTCGGAGGCCGAGTTTTTGGCTATCCTCGAAGGGTAGGTTGGTGTAGATAAGCCCGGTGGGATACTACCGTGGCTGTATCAAAAAGGTGTTCTTCGGCGGGGACTCTCCCTACCACGCCTTCTCCTTTAAGGTCTTGGAGGCCAAGGGCGAGGAGCGTCGTCCCCGTAATGTCAAAGTGTCGGGGTACTTCTTCGGTATCGAGAAGTTGATCGAAGGAGCGGTTCTGGAAATTTCAGGGGAATGGGAAATCCACCAGAAGTATGGCTTGCAATACAAGGCGTCGGGTTGGCAACCTTGGGCCAGAGACGAAAACGAGGTCCGCTTCTTCTTGGGTAATTGTGTCAAGGTGTTCGATAACTGGAAGGTTCTGAGCAAAACAGTCCAGGTGTTTGGAACCGAAACCTATGATGCCCTGTTGAACGGGCATGATTTGAGCGCGGACGAAGAAGAAGAGGAGGTGTTGAGACTGGCGTGTACCCGTTGGCGGCGGATTCGCGGTGAAGCCACGCTGGCCGAGTTCCTTCGCAAACACGGCCTGTCGGCAACGATGGTGGCCCAGATATTCATGAAGTTTGGAGAAGACTCGATAGATATCATCCGGGACGATCCGTACCGCTTGATGGAGATCGAGGGTTTCCCCTTCCGGCAAGTTGACACTCTGGCCATGAAAAGAGGTTTTCAACTTGGCGACCCCAGGCGCATCAAGGGTGGTGTTCTTTGGACTCTTCGAGAACAGACTTACCAGGGACACCTATTCGCGAGGCGTGGTGATATCGCGGAACTCATGAACGTCGTAGCCGCCTCTAATGGTGTAGCGCCATTCGATGCTACGGATCTCCCCCGCGAAGTTACCAAGGCTATAGAGGAACTGGAAAGGGATGAGAAGGTAAAGGTGGACCCTGGTGTGGGTGTCTACTTGCCGGATATGTATCTTTATGAGCGGGAGGGGGCGTCGTTACTCACACAGTTCTTGTCCCCGTCTGAGTTGGTTATCGATGTCGGAATCTTTCTTCGGAACTATGAGTCCGTCAACAGTATAACGTTATCCGACAGACAGCGAGAAGCCATAGAAAGGCTCATAGCAAACAGGGTGTTGGTTGTGACAGGGGCACCGGGGACGGGGAAGACGACGTTGATCCGTGCCTTTGTCCATCTGTTCAGACAGTTGGGGGTAAGTTACAACCTTATGGCACCCACGGGGATCGCCGCAAAGCGTCTGGCGGCTGTGACGGAAGACAGCGCCTCAACTATCCATCGGGCATTAAAATACGACGGCTTCCAGTGGTGGCACAACAGGCACGAACCGTTACGGACTCAAGCTATTATCGTCGATGAATGCTCGATGGTTGACCAAGGTTTGTTTTATCGTCTCCTGGACGCTTTGGAGTCGGAGACGATGATTGTCCTGGTCGGAGACGACGCACAGCTTCCGTCCGTCGGACCTGGAAATGTGTTGAGAGAACTACTGTTGTGTGAGGCCGTCTCCCACGTCAGGTTGGAGCACGTGTTCCGACAAGCTGAGACGAGTGACATTGTAAAGGCTGCCCACCGGATCAGAGCCGGAAAGACGCCTTTAGACCTTCCGGTCAAGGAACAAACTGAGTTCCAATTCCGGGAGATATCCGAGGAGCGCCAGATTGCGGGGCTTATCGTTAAGATGGCCGCCAAGCTCAAGGGGCGCGACGCCAATTTTCAGGTGTTGTCTCCTAAGTACGAAGGCGTTGTCGGGGTCAACAATCTGAACAATCTTTTGCGAGACGAGTTAAACCCGGACAAAGGTCAGGCGCGGTGGAGCCTCCCCGAGTTTCAAACACGGGTGGGCGACCGGCTCATGGTTATCAAGAACAACTACGAACTCAATGTCTATAACGGAGACATTGGCAAGTTAGTGGCTATCAAAAAGGATAGTCTCACCCTTCGAATCCATGGGGTTGGGAACACTCCGGACACGAACGTTGAAGTCCCCAAGGACGAAGCTAGATTGATGCTCAAGTTGGCGTACGCGGTAACGGTACACCGTTGCCAGGGAGAAGAGTTCGAGACCATAATCTTACCCCTAGTACGGAGACAGGGGCGTATGTTGCAAAGAAATCTGTTCTATACGGCAATAACACGGGCCAGGAATAAGGTGTGGTTGTTAGGACAGTCAGACGCTGTGTTAAAGGCTGTAGCGAACGACAAGGTGGTTCAACGCAACACCATCTTTCGTGATCTGGTGGGGAGTGAAAATGGCTAGGGAAATTTATGTAAGCGTTGACGTGGAGTCAGATGGGCCTATTCCGGGTCCTAACTCTATGTTGAGCTTGGGAGCCGCTGCATACCAGTTGGATGAAACTCTGGTGGACACCTTTTCAGCCAACTTGAAGACCTTGGAGGGGGCGTCCGGGAACCCTGAAACGATGGCTTGGTGGGAAACACAACCCGAAGCCTGGAAGGCGTGTAGAAGCAACCCAGTAGCCCCTCAATCGGTCATGCTACGTTTTACCGAGTGGTTAAATCGTTTGCCTGGAAAACCTGTTTGTGTTTGTTACCCGGCGGGGTACGATTTCACTTTCGTGTATTGGTACCTGATCAAATTTACGGGGAAAAGCCCTTTTGGTTTTCAGGCTCTCGATATCAAGACCCTGGCCATGGCCGTTCTTCGGAAACCCTTTCGAGAGACGAGCAAAAGAAATATGCCGAAAGAGTGGTTCGAGGGTTTACCAAAACATACCCACAAAGCCGTGGACGACGCGATCGAACAAGGAGCCTTATTCTGCCGGATAATGGAGGTTTGTGCCCCCGTCGCCAAGGAGCTAATCGCGGTGGGGGGTGAGAAGAGCAGACGCGACAAACAAGTCGAGACCGCGACCCGGCTACAGCTTATCCAGGCGGTGAAAGAGTGGCGCGACGCCGATATGTCCGTGGATCAACTTCTTTTTCGTTTGCAAACAACGCCCATAAAAGCACCAGTGTGAGTCATCGGTGGTGTAGATGGGGGGATGCTCACCGAGGATCGTGTAGACGCCATCTTCAAGGAGATGGATTCCTATATCTTGGAGTTGGAAAGCGACCCGGCATCTCTGGGTCCCCAGTATTTTCAAAACGTCATAGCCACGTGCCGGAATTACCTGAACGCGGTTGGTTTGGTAATTTCTGAATTGAACCGGGAGAAGCTAGAGGTCAGTAGCGAGCTTCGGAAGTTAGAAGCAGCCTACGCTCTAGAGCACGACAATCTGTTGGCTAATAACGAGCGCGTTCGGTTTCTTGCCAGCGTGGAAGACCGTAAGGCCACTGTCGGTTTCATGCTCCGTGAGGAACAACAAGAAATCAACAAACTGAAGGACCGGATGCACCAGTTGGACGCGGTCTACAAGGTGGTGAATTACCGCAACAAAGAGTTACACGCGACGATGACCGCCATCAAGGACCAGCGTCGGTTGATCCAGATCGAAATCGATTCCGGGTCTTTTTACGGGGACGAGCGGACGGGTCGAACAAAGGCGAAAGGGATTCGATCGCCTTCTGGCGGGATGGCCCTGGATGATTTGAACGAAGAGGAACTGGCGAACATGTTGGACGAGCCTGACGAGGAGGCCGATGAAGGGGAAGAAGAGTCGGGCGAGCCAGAGCCGGATGTAAAAGAGTCAGAAAAAGAACCCGAGAGCGAGGAGACTTCGGAGGTAACAGAAGAAGATGTCGCCCAATTTCTCGACTCCCCCGCAGAAGGGGAACCACAACCCGTAGTGGAAGAGAAGTCGTCTGACACTACGGGTAACGGCGATGCCGAAAAAGTGGAAGACGTTTTGTCTCTTTTGGAGGAACTGTGAATTGTTTTGTATCCCTGGTGTAGAGGCTCCTGACAGGCTTGGAAACCCTATACCATTAGGCTCATATAGATACCTCTGGAGATGGTCCTCAAGTCTGTCAGCTAACGAAACTGTCGTTTCTAACCTCCTACTTGATAATTTGTGGTTGGAGCGACCCTAAAAAAGAGGAAAGCCATGTCAGACGATATATTTGATATTGATGGGTATTCGTACGAGGACGATGTTGCTCTCGACGCTGACGAGAGAGACGTTGCGGGGACCAAACAAGAGTGGTTGAAAATGACCTCCAAGGGTCAGACCATTCGATGTGCTTTTGTCTACTTCTACACTTACGAGTCGAACGCCATTCGCGCTGCCATCAAGGCGGCTCGTAAGGAGGAGGGCGACAAGAAGCCGACTCGTGAAGAGATAGTGGCTGTGGGTAAGAAGGCGGTAGAAGCCCGCGCCAAGGAACTGAGCAAGAGTGTGGACGAGCTATCTCCGACTGAGTTGTTGGATGTCTCCGTCTCGCACTTCAAGGTCATGAAGGCCCACTACCAAGAGGGTCTTGGGTACGTACTTTCTCGTCTGGGTAAGGATGGCCCGGAAGACGACGCCATCTGGAAGCGGCTGCCGGAACCCAAGACGTATTTCACCACCCTTCTGTTGATCTACCCGACGACGGACGAGGGCCAACTCAACAAGGAGGCTCTTGGAAAGCAGATCAAGGACGGGAAGCTGAAGCTCATCCCGTGGCGTTTCAGCACTCGCGTCTATGACGATATCTGGAAGCTCAACGACGGTCTCCGGGAGAACAACCTTTCCCTGGCTTCCCAGGACATCAGGCTGGAGTGTAAGGTTGTGGAGTTCCAGAACATCTCGCCGTCCGCTGCCGGACCGGCCATTTGGCAGAAGAACGATACGTTCAAGAACGCCGTGTTGGCCCAGGCGCTTCCCATGTACGAGAAGTTGATCCCGTTCCGTGAGATGACCACGGATCAGCTTCGGACCAAGCTGGGGCTTGGCGGCTCCGCTACCGAAGACATTTCGTCGGATAGCTTCCAGGACATGCTCGACCAAGTGTGATCGGGGGCGGGTTTTCCCGTCATTTGCTCATGATCACGTTAGGTCTTGATCCGTCCCTTACCGGCTTCGGCTGGTGTATCCACAACTCTGTGGTTGTGGGTAAGGATCGTGTTTTCGCGAAAGGCCGTTGGTCCACGTCACCGAAGACCATTTGGGTAGAACGTTACGTGACCTTGCGCCGGGAGCTACAGGACTTGTTGGACCAGTATCTGTTAATCGAGAACGTGGGCGTGGAGTCCCCTCCCTTCGGAGAATTGTGGAGTGAGGGGCTTTACGCCCTGTTCCTGGTGGTCAACGAGGCTATCTGGAGTCGGCGCAAGGACGTGGTGTACTTCGATCCCGGTACTCTCAAGATGCTGGCGAAAGAAGACCCCAAGATACGAAAAGGAAAGATGTTCAAGTCCGATATGGTCGAAGCTGCCAGAGCGGATACGGGGATCACAAGGTGGAACTCTGACGTGGCGGACGCCTACCATGTCGCCCGGTTCGCCGCCAGATTTTGGAAATTGTTGCGGGGTGAGATTGGTGTAGACGACTTAACTCCGTCCGAGTATCAGGCTTTTGCCAAGATCCACACGTTCAAACGTGGCAAGCGTAAGGGGCAAACCATCATGAAGGGCGCAATGTTTAAAGAGAACCAGAGGTACTTTAGGTTCTCGCTACTTCCAAAGTGAGGAATTATGGCAAAGAAAGCCAGTAAGAAAAAGCTTGTTAATCCGACGGCGGAGGCGGTAGCCAAAGCCAGAAGGACCATCCTCAAGGCGACTAAGCAGAAGCCGTTGTCACCTACCGATGAGCCGTTACCCTATGTGTCTACGGGTTCTTTCCCTGTGGATATGTTGATCGGAGGCACTCCGACCAAGGATGGGAAGGGCCTGATTTGTCCTGGTTTCCCCCGGCGTCGGATCACGGAGTTATATGGTCCTGAGTCCAGCGGCAAAACCACACTCCTTATCCATAGTATGATCGAGGCGCAAAAGGCTGGTGGTTCGGCCATGTTCATCGATTTCGAGCACTCTCTGGACCACAGCTACGCCAAAGCCTTGGGTCTGGACTACGACGAGGACAAGTTGTTGGTCTACCAGCCGGACTCCATGGAAGAGGGCTTCAAAATGATGTTCGTGGGCATCGTGGCGGGCATGGATGTCGTCGGGGTGGACTCTGTGGCTTCGATGGTCCCCAAGGACGAGATTGTGAAGGGCTTCGACGATGCAGCTAAAATCGGCGCTGTCGCGGCCAAGTTCTCCAACGCTCTGCCGAAGTTTGTCATGTGGCTGCGGAAGTACCCCCGTTTGCCTGACGATAAGGACACACCAAACCCTGATCATCCAGGCACAGCCCTGATCCTTGTCAACCAGACCCGTGCGTTGATTCAGACGAGTGGGGGTTGGGGCGGTGGCGGTGACTCTGAGAACACAAGCGGAGGCAAGGCTATCAAGTTCTTCGCGTATCTGCGTTTGCGTACGGCCCGTATCAAGTCCGAATTCGTCGAGCGTAAGGATCAGCTTAGTGGTAAGAAGCGGCGGTTCCCTTACGGTAACGTCACGGATGTCAAAGTGGTCAAGTCCAAGCTCGACGCGAAACAGGGACACTCGACCCAGATGTTCATTCGGTTCGGCGTCGGCATCGACGATTACCTTTCGATCATTGAGACAGGGGTCGTCCAGAAGCTGATTAAACGGCAAGGAGCTTATTACACTCTGGGAGAACAGAGGTTCCAGGGTAAGGAGAAGTTCCGCCAGTTCCTGATCGACAACCCCAAGGTTTTCACGGCGCTAAGGGATAAGTTGGCTCAGGCCGTTAACGCTTCGGGCGTGGATGCTGGGTCCGACCTCGACGAAGAAGACGAACTGATGGAAGGGTTCGACTTGGAGAGCGATAGCGTGGACGATGAAATCGTCGCAGAGGTTCAAGAAGCTATCTCCGAGACCGAGACCGAAATAGAGATAGAGAGCGCCGAAGACAGCGGTGCTTAATGGTTCGGATAGAGATCAGGAATTTCCAGTCTGTGGCCCATGAAGTCGTCGAGGTGGACGGCTTCTCGGCCTTGGCTGGGAGAAGTAACATCGGCAAGAGTGCTATCGTCAGGGCCGTCAAGGCGGCTTTGACCGGCTCTCCGGTAGACAACTATGTGAGGCACTCTCCCAACTGTCTCCGATTGCTACGGGGTGCCAAGACCTGTAAATGCTCTTGTTTGGTCCACATCGAGACTGAGGGCCTGGACCTCCTGTGGGAAAAGGGCGACGCGGTTAACCGATATGAGTACAACGGGACGGAACACACCGTCGTAGGGAGGGGGACTCCCGATTTCCTCCTGGAAGACTTCGGCCCGGTCAAGCTGGGCGACGAGAAGGAAATCTTGCAGGTGTCAGATCAGTTCAAGCCCATCTTCATCTTGAACAAACCGGGCACTGTGGCCGCTGATATTTTGTCGGATGTGGCGAAGTTGGATCAAATCAACTCTGCCATCCGGCTGGCGGACAAGGATCGGAGGGAGGCCAAAGCGACCCGTAAGGTCCGAGAGAAGGACGTTCTGGATCTGCGGATGACCCTGGCTGGTTATGACGGGTTGGACGGGGTCGTCGAGCGCGTGGTGGAACTCGAAGAGCTTGACCGGAAGGCCGAAAGCGTTCGTGTTAAATCCGAGAAATTAGAGCGGTTCCTGTTTTCTGTGCTCAGTGTGGGCCAGCAAATCCGGGACCTCAAGGACGTAAATTTGGTCAAGATTCCAAGCATCGACTCCCTAACAAACGGGGGAGAAGCCTTCTTCGCCTTGGAGGAGTTCGTAGAGGATCATGAAAACAGGGCGGCGGCGGTCCTCGCTTTGGAGGGGGTGGATGTTATCGAGCTTCCGAGCTTCCAAGTCCTGTCATCAGATGCCGCGCACGACAAACTCGTTGAGTGGGCCTCCAAGGTCGAACTGTTGCGAGAGTTCTTCGGCAAGTTCCAGCCTGTTGAACTTATTGTGGTCCCGGACATCGAGCCGCTGAAAGAGAACAAGGAGTCTTACCTTCGTCTCGATTCGTGGGCGACTCGTGTGTACGAAGTGTCTCGGGCACTGCTCCAGGTGAAAAAGGAATTGAAAGACGCTATCCAAGAGAAGCGCCAGTTGGAAGCAGAGTTGGGTATATGTCCCTTTTGTGAACGGCCTTTTGATTCGGGGCATGAATGTCAAGAGTAGCTTTCATTTTTCGCACGGATGTGCATCTGACGGATAAGACGCCCGCGTCGTGGAAGGGCGACTATCCGGCAGAGATTTGGTCCAACCTGGAACAGATAGGAGCGCTGGCCAACGAACACAAGGTTGACGCCGTTCTGGACGGCGGGGACTACTTCCATATAAAGACGCCGAGTAAGAACCCTCATGCTTTGAATATCCGGACGGGCTTGATCCATGGCCAGTACGGCTGCCCTGTTTATTGTGTGGAAGGCAACCACGACATCACATATAACAATCTCGACAGCATTGAGAAACAACCTCTTGGGGTCCTGTATGTCTTCAACGCTTTCCGGAGACTGCGGGAAGAGGTGTTTCAAGACGAAGGGTTTCAGGTCAGAGTCGTCGGAGTTCCTTACAGCCTGAAGCGAACGGTAGATGAGCTTCGTGCTGTCCAGAAACAACCGGGGGACGATTTTCTAGTAGCGGTGGTTCACGCCTTGGCGGGGGAGGCCCCGCCTCCTAATGTAGAAGGGTTCTTCAAGGAACCGGTGTTCAAGTACGCAGATCTTATAACACCCGACGGGCCAGATGTTTGGGCGTTTGGGCACTGGCACCAAGATCAGGGCGTCTCTCACATAGGCGGCAAGCATTTCGTGAACCAGGGGGCTGTTTCACGAGGCGCTCTCATACACGAGAACATCAAACGGACGCCTCAAGTGGCGTTGTTGGAGTTCAAACCAGAGGGGATCAACATCGAGACGTTCCCGTTGGATGTGTTACCGCCTGAGGAGGTGTTCGATTTCGAGAAGAAAGAGCGGATGGAAGGTGAAAGCCGTAGCATCGAGGGTTTCATCGAACGGTTGCAAGAGGACGCATCGTTCGACCCAACTGCGACTATCGAGGACAATGTGAAGTCTCTTGATTTCGCCGCCGAAGTCAGGGAGATGGCCCTGGTCTACCTGAAACGCGCTCGCGGAGAGGACTAAGTGTATTTATCTTACTCCGGTTTCTCTGTCTTTAGACAGTGCGCAAGAGCCTACTACTACCGGTATATCGGTAAACCGAAACTCCCGGAGCCGGGTAATCGTGTACACATGCTCTATGGGGACGTGGTCGGAAAGCTCTTCGAAAAGTATTACGAGGATAGGATCTGGACTAAGCGCAACGCCGCACTCCATATGTTGGATCTTGTGCGGCCTGTGTTGAACAAGGTTGTCGTCCAGGAGATTCGGAGGGGCGGTGTCTTCGATTGGAACGAACCGGGTCTGAAACCGGGTTCGAGGTCGATAGAGGAGGTAGAACAAGAGGTCAGAGAGACCATTCCTAGAGGGATTCGGGGCATCAAAGCACACCGGCTCATGGGGGTAGAGGCACACGCCGAGGTTGTTCTAAATACTTCTGTCCGAGGGCACACCCTTGCTGGTCGGGCTGACTTCATAATTCGTCGCATCAAACCTCATAACGATTTGGTCCTCCTGGATGGGAAGGGGTCCCGCTGGCGGGATAGGTACACAGACGAGCGCCAATTGCGGTGGTACGCCATGTTGTACCAGATGAAGAAGGGTGTGGTCCCCGACCGGCTGGCGTTCCTTTACTGGCGTTTCGAGCCAAAGGAGTGCCTGGATTGGGTTGACGCGACCCAGAAGCAATTGGACGACCTTAAAAACGCGGCGCTGGAAGCCATCGGCAAGATTGAGGGGGCGAAACGGAAGCTCCGGGGAAGTGAGCCGGGCGTGTGTTTTCTGGCTTCGCCGGGTTCCAATTGCCGTCTTTGTGATTTCCAGGCCGTCTGTCCGGAGGGCACAAGAGTGTTGTCCGATAATACTAAAACCCAGATTCTGGAAGACCGGAATCGTGGTGTAGAGGAGGGGGAGGTCAGTTTCTGACCCCCTTGGGATAAACCACGAGGTGCGACATCTATGGCCGATACTGTTAAAAAGAGAATCGAGGACTTACAACGAAGATACAACGACGTTGTCCAGAAAAAGGCGAGTCTGTCTGGCCAACTGGAAGCCAAGAAACAAGAGTTGGCTGCCATTGTCCAGGAGATAAAAGACGCCGGGTATGACCCTAAGAAAATTGCCCAGGAACGTGATCAGGCGAAGAAGGAGTTGGAGGATATGATCACGAGACTGGATGAGTCTTTGACCGAGGTCGAAGAGGCTCTCGCGCAATTCCAACAGAAATGAGGAACACATGGAAATCAAATTTACGGTTGATGCTGAGCAACTGAACAAAGCACTCAAGATGTCCTCTATCATCAGTCCGCAGATGACTGCGGAACAGGAGAGGGGATTTCTCTTCGTGGTGAGCGGGGACGTGTGCAAGATCTATTCTAAGAATGGCGGCCACGAAGTCCGGACCAGCTTCCCTGTTACGGACGTGGAAGGCGAAGGCTCGTTCATGTACCCCGCCGATTATATAGGCGAGTTCGCGTTCGTGTCGGAACCTATTACGTTCACGGCCACGTCTGAGGGAGAGACTTTCAAAGTCAAGTACACTTTCGGTTCTTCCGGTGAGACGGTTCGCGCCTCGTTCGATCCACGCTCGATGAACTTGTTTGAGAAGGACATCCAGAACGCCATGTCCGACGAGCCTAAGGTCTACAACATAAAGACCTTACAAATGGCCATTGGGATGGCTAAGAACTTCGCGGCCAAGCCCAATGAGGCGGTCTCAAACGAGTTCTATAAAACCATCCAGATATTCGGGGACGACGGCGAGCCGGAACTAGCCAAGAAGGCTAATGGGTTTCTCTTTTCGTCCAACGGCACCGAAGCCTTTTACTTTTACAGTGAGGCGTTTTTGGGAAAGGGGTTGGTAGCGCCGGGCCAACACCTCCCGTTGTTAGAATCCTTCATGGGCCAGTCGTCTGGAAGTATTAAGGCATACAAGACGGCCAAGTGTACGTACGCCGTTAACGAGAAGGAGGACGTTATCGGTTGGCCGCACCACGAGGACACGTGGAAGAAGTTCGGATACTACTCAAAGACCGATCAGGTTGTTGTGAAGGTCAACTGTAAGAGGATGCACTACCAGTTGCAATTCATGAGGGCTGGTTTGCACAAGGAGAAGAAGAAGATCCGTCTTCATTTCGATCCGTCATCGGAAAAGTTCTGGTTCTCAAGTGTTGATGAGGGTAACACCATAAAGAGTCTCCCGGTCAACATCGACCAAGTCATAGAGTCCCAGGTAAAAGAGGAACTCGCGGCCAACGTCAACGTCAACCACATGCTTCACCTCTTCGAGAATGTGAAGGGCGAGTGGGTGGAATTCAGAATCTATATTCTGGAAGCCGGTGAGAAGCGGCCGAAGGACCTCTACATGTTCCGAACGATCGATGAGTTCCTTCTGAGCGACGACGGCACCATTGCTGGTGGGAGCGGGGCAGAGAACGTGGCGGAAGGGGTACACGTATGCAATGTGACACGCTTCACGCCGGGAATAGATTAAGGGTCAAGGCGCTTAGGGAAACCGCTTCCGGTCTTCAGGCCCTGCGGGACCAGACTCAACGGGACCTGGACACGCGGGAACAGGAGGTCAAGGATCTCGCGTGGAAGATAGACGTTTTGTCAAAGGTTGGCGAGTTGTTCCGGGTATTGATGGATCAACTCGTCATGGATCACGTGCGTTCAATAGAGAGTGTGATCACGGAGGGTTTACGCACCATTTTCGTGGACCAAAACTTATCCTTTGAGGCCGAAGTAGGGCAGCGTTACAACAAACTGGCCATAGACTTCTGTCTGAAACAGGCCGACCAGAAGGCAGAGATTAAGGGCCACCCGCTGGAAGCGTTTGGGGGAGGCCCGGCGAGTATCGCGTCGCTTATCTTGAGAGTGTTAGCTTTGCGGCGTCTCAACAAGTGGCCTTTATTGGCGCTCGACGAGACTCTTGCTGCCGTGTCGGATGAGTACATCGATCGGACGGGTCTGTTTCTGAAACAGTTGGCCACCAAGACTGGGATAGAGGTTTTGCTTGTGACCCACAAGGCGGCTTTCCTTGAACATGCTGTGATTGGCTACAAAGGCTCCGAGATCACCACAGACGACGGGCAGCGTTATCTGAAACTACAACGGGAAACACGTGCGGTCTGAATCTGAAATCCAGAACCGAATCCGACACCTGTTGTCGGAGGAGTTAGATCGTAGGGTGTCTCAGGCGTGTGCCCGTGTGCCGTACAACTGCATACACAACCATCGGCAGCCGTTGGATTTGCGTAAGGAGGTGGCGGGGGAGCCAAACGAAAATTACAACCGGACATCCGTTTCCTCGCCTGTCATCGGGTTGTGTATGCTTAATTCGTCTGACCCAGCGGAGTGGGGAGGGACAATCTGCGAAGATCCGATTGATGCTCAACGGTGCCCCTACTTCGATCTGGCTTCCACACGGGAGTCTATCAGCGAGGAGTTTTACCGTCAGATAACCGATCTCGATTGGGTGGCCGAGAACATGGCCGAAGTTTACGGTCTTCTCTGGGCGTTAGGATCTGAGACGATGCCGTCACTCCCCTGGTGGAAAGCTATTTGGTTCTGGTTCCTTAGAATTCGGCCGGACCCTCTCGTGAAAATAACAACCCCAACTTTGCCTTCGGAGTAGTTATGTTGTCTGCTCTCTCTCAGTTGTTCATCGTAGAACGTCACCGGCAACGAGCCGCGAACGTTGGCTTCTCGGTTCCGGCAATGGGGGAATGTCAGGTTCCGGAGGACGCTTCCGTCGAGCCGTTGTTGACAACCAATATGGGGGGTAATTTTCTACTGACGCGGGTGTCCGGGGAAGGGTATGCGCGTCATGGGTTTTATGAGTGCCCCCTGGATCAGGAGACGTTACTCCTTAGCGAGTTCTGCCGGACCCTAGTTAAAGAAGGATCACGAGCCGGGTGGGACAACACCTCCGACTCCATCCAGGGTGCCTTGGAAAGGATGAGGCGAGCGGGTCTTACCCCGGCTGTAGTGGTGGTCCCGGAGGAGCTTCTCGACCCTCCGGAGGGCCTTCGGGTAGTTATTTCTGCCCTACCTTGTAAGGCTCTCGTTGTCGCTGACCCCAAGGATGCTGGTTCTTACGTCAGGATCGGGGGGCACGTCTCAATACTGGCCCAGAGTGTTGATAGGGCGTTTGTGGTGGTCACGTGACGTGGGCGGACGATCTGGCCCGGTTCGCAGCGGACCGGCTCTCTGAGCGGGAGCGGAAGGCCCTGTTAACCAGAGGGGTGTCCGACGCCCAGATCGAGACGTATCAGATCGGCCATCTAAATCGGGTGCTGCCGGGCGGTCTCCCGAGTCATTTTCTTGAGTGGTCCAAATTCGGGGACAAGCTGGACGATGTTTTCGTCTTCCCTTTGACCACAACCTTGGGGGAGGTGCGGGGCTTCGAGTTTCGGCATGTGGTCAAAGAACGTACAGGGTACACGGACTTTCTGTTAGATCGTCGGGAACCTTGTCTTTTTGGGCTGGCCCAAGCCATTGAGGCCATGTGGGAGTCCAGGTCTGTCTGGTTGGTTGAGGGGCCTTTTGACCTTCCGCCAATCCAGAGGGCGGCCCCGTTCGTGGTCTCCACGATGACGGCTTTCACGAACAAGGCCACGGTGCGGCTTCTCCGTCGCCTCGTCCAACGGGTCTGGGTAGGTTACGACATGGACGGGCCGGGAAGAAAAGGGTGCGAAATCTTCCGTTCGAAAAATAAGCGTGACTTTGAGGTGTATATAGTGGAGTACCCCAAAGTGCTCAAGGCGAACGGGGAGCGAGTAAAAGACCCAGGCGAGTTATGGGAAGAATGGGGTGACAGGCAAATTATTCCTTTCATCCGGTCCGCAATAGAACGCGAAAACCCTTTTTAGGAGAGAGTAACATGCCAAAACTGTATGGCCCCGCCGAGATGGTGGAAGAGATCGCTAAAAAACTGATTCCGTCGTACCACCCGGAACTGGCGACCGCCCGAATTCAATACATTTGTGTGGACGTGGCCAGCAAGAAAAACGGGGTTCCTGTCGGCGGGAAGTCTAAAAAGGTCACTGGCGCGATGGAGTTCCTACTTGAGAAGGATTTCATTATCGAGGTGGCTCTTGAGGTCTGGAACGAGATGACTGAGCGTCAGCAAACGGCCCTTGTGGACCACCTTCTGGAGTGTTGCACCGGGGACGAAGATGAGGATACCGGAGAGTTCAAGTGGTCTATGCGTGAGCCGGATGTAAGGGAGTTCACGAGTATCCTTCATCGGCATGGGGCCTGGACCGACACCTTGATGGGTATGGTGGAGGTCGCCCAGCGGCTCAACATCGAAGAGCGCGTTCAAGAGGTTGTCGATTCCACAGTAGACACGCAAGAACAGTAGACCGGGGGACCAAGGGGTTGTGGGATACTGTTTACAGACCTTTACGGTTTGCTGATGTCCTAGGTCAAGACGGTAACGTCCGTCTCCTGAAGGCTCGCCTAAAGAACGGGACGGCTTTCGACACAAGCTATATCTTCGCGGGAGCTTTCGGCCGGGGTAAGACCACCGTAAGCCGGATTCACGCGAGGGCGATGCTTTGTCAAGACCTGGATACCAGCGATCCTGAGCCGTGTAACAAGTGTGATAATTGCACCACGATCCTGGAAGAACAGCCGGGGCCGTTCACGGAGCGGGATGCTGCGAGCCACGGTACCGTCGAGCACGTTCGTAAAATCATAGAGGAATTGCCTTACGTTTTGGAGAACGCCCCAAAGCGTATCTACCTCTTTGACGAGTCCCACCGGATGAGCGTGGCGGCTCAAGATGTGCTCCTGAAACCGATCGAGGACAAGAAGATGATCGGGATGTTTTGCACCACGGAGGCGGAAAAGATCCGTGGTGCGATCCGGTCTCGTTGCGAGGAGTACACGATCCGTAAGGTCACAAGGGACGAGGTCCTCCAACGGATGCGTATGATTCTGGAGAAGGAGGAGGTCAAGTTCGAGGATGACGCTGTCTACATCGTCATCGACCATTCTGACGGCCATGTCCGGGACGTAATAAACAAGCTGGAGATGATTTCGCAGTTGGGCGACGTGACGATAGACAACGTGCGGTCCTATCTCCACTTGTCTGTTGTTACCCTCTACTACCAGATCCTGTTACATCTGGACGATCCCAAGCAAACCATAGAGCTAATCGATCAGGCGTGTGAGATGGTGACGCCGGAAGAAGTGTCTGCGGGTATAGCCGAAGCGGCCATGAACACGTACCGGGTGGCCAGTGGCATTTACGCTGATTTCTCGTTCGTTGATAAAGGGTTAGCTGAGAAGGTTCACGCCAAATACGGCTCAGATGTTGTCCGCTTTGCTTACTGGTTCTTGGGTTCTAAGTACACGACCAAGTTAAGTCTCGTCAGAGACGCCGTCGTTTTTTCTCAACTCCCAGGCAACCTTCCAACAGACAAACCGTCGCCTCCTGTGGTCTTCTCGGGCAGTAAGAAGCAATCCAACGGGCCAGAGCCAGAGCAACCCAAACCCAAAGAACAGGAGCAGCCTAAGCCTCAAGAGCAAGAACAAGTGAAGGCCGAGACCGTTAAAAAGTCAGATCCGCCTCCTCAAATTGTTGACGAGTTCGCGGACCCTACTGTACCAACGGACATCGAGAAGCACGTCGTTAACGCGGAGATGCCCCGAAGCAGAGAGTCAGATATGACAGCGCGGCCACCGAGAAACCGGGAACACAAGGTGATGTCACCGGCTGAGTGGCGTAGGAAATTCGAAGCCCTTTTACGAAAAAAGATACAGTCTCCGTTGCTAAAGTAATTTTCGCAGTGTAGTCGAAAAGTGGGATGGGTACGGAAAACCAGTGGGTAGTATTAGAGCTTACCTCTAAAGCAGAAAATGAAGATCCGGATATGGTACGGAATTCGATCCGTCATCATATCCGGGACGCCGAAGTTTTCGTACCGGCGTCAGTGGTTCAACGTGGGGAGCAGAGGGTTTTCCATTACCTTGTGGACGGGTACGCCTTCGTTCAACACAGGCACACGGAGACCCACTACGCCCGGCTGGTAGACACGAAATACGTCCAGGGACCTTTATACGTTCCGACCGGAGTTAAGAAGGACAAGCGTCTGGCGACTGTCTCCCCGGAGCAGATAGACCAACTGCGTAAGCAGATAAAGGTTGAGGTGGATCAGGGCATAGAGGTTGACGACATCGTAGTTATAACCTCAGGCCCTTACAAAAACATCGAAGCTGTCGTGCGGGAGGAGATTCATGAGCACGATTCGGTGACGGTCCACATTCAATTAAGATCCACAGATCGGTTGGTAACATTACCCAGAGCGTTCTTGAGGTTGAAATCAAAACCTCCTCACGTGGTCCACCGGACGAAGTTGGAAAAGCTAACGGAGTGGGCGCGGGGTGCTCTTATGTTAGCCCGCTGGTCCGGTTCCGAGTTGGAAGGGGTCCGGGAAGGCCATCGGAATCTCGGTCGTATGGATGGTTGGATCGAAAAGAGCCGGGCCACGTACCATTTTATAAGAGCGTACCATTCCCGGATAGATTTTGACCCCTTGTGGGCCAAGTTCCAGGAGCTACGAAACCTACAGACAGGGGTTTCTTTACGGAGTCAGATTCATACTGTTAGCGCTCCTCTCCCGGACCTAAGCTTCATGTCTCAGAAACACCAGGAGGTGCGGTTTCTATCAGAAGCTTGCGCCAAGATCTTTACGATATACTCGGACGTAAGAGAAATGACAGAACCTACTCCTATGAATTTGGTCGTGGACGGCACCCAATTATACATTCGATGTCTTTCCGCTCCCGGCTTGAGCGACCTCACGGACTCTCAGGGCCGACCGACCGGTGCCATCGTTGGGTTTCTAAGAAGCCTTGGCTCCTACAAAAAGAGATTCCCGAAGGCGCGGGTTTTCGTGTGTTGGGATGGTTCGTCGCAACGGCGGAAGGCTATGTTCCCTGACTACAAGGCCAACCGGATTTCGCGGTCCGGGGCAGCGGCCAACACCTTCGAGATGGATTGGCTTCGAGATAATTTGCCGTCATTCGGCGTCATTCAGGCGTTTAATCCAGACGAAGAGGCTGACGATGTTATGGCCGCCCTGGTGAGAGGGCCGCTCGAAGGCCGCCCAAACGTGCTGATTTCCACGGACAGGGATCTGTTACAGTTGGTATCGGAGTTCACTCACCAGTTGTGCCCAAAGGTGGGGATGGGTAAGGAAAGGTTATACAACCCGGCGCTCGTCAAGAGGGAGTATGGAGTGGCTCCGGAGAGTATGATCCACCTACGGGCGTTGAGCGGAGACACCTCAGATAATATACCCGGAGTCCCCGGCTTTGGTCCTAAGACAGCCTCCAAACTCATCAAACTGTATGGTTCAGTCGAGGCCCTGTTAGGATCTAATTTGGCCGGGTTAGGAAAAAGTCAGGTTTCCAAATTGCGTGCTAACGAGGATCGGGTTATTAAAAACATTGACTTGTTAGCTCTGAAAGACGTACCATTCAGACAGATCGAATCGAATCCAGATCAGAGTAGGGCAGAAGCCGAGCTAGAGGGTATTGAGGTAAAGCCTAAGTCTATTCTAGCTGCGTTCTTCCCAAAACAACCTTAGAGGAGAGCCTCTGATACGGCTACGATGGCCGTTACAAGGAGTCGAGTCGATGTCAAGTGGCTATGTTATTCCGGTCGATCCCGCTGAGTTAGCTAACCGTTTTGCAGCACCTGATCCAACACCTATAGACGAAAGAGAGAGACTAGAGAGGGAAGAAGAAGAGGCTGAGATGGAGGCGTTGTTCTCCACTGATGACTATGAAACGATTGTCGCGCCCCTTCTTGACCGGATACCAGAACGCGAGGCAGATCTTATATATCTCTATTACGTCTGTAAGAAACGCCAAGCCGACATAGCCGAAATCTTCGATGTAACCCAGGCGGCTATCAGTTACCGGCTGGACCGGGGGATTCAACGCATCAAGTTCTTGCTGTCCATTCCTACGGTCACGGAAGAGGACATGCGGAAGGATCTTGCCGAGATCTTTGAGCAAATCGACATCAATATTTTGGTGGGGATGTGGCAGACAACGTGCCAATCAGAAGTGGCGTCCAAGTTGAAGTTAACACAAGGACGTGTCCGCCATCGGTTTTTCAAGGCCGTTGAGGTTCTTAAGGATGCGGCCGAGGGTGATGACCAGTTCCAACCATACCATAAGATATTCTCCTCAATCGCATCCAAGAATTTCAATATTCTCAGGGCCGTGAGCCTACCGCAGTGGAGTGATAGGGGCGTGGACCGCTGTGTGTGAGAAGGAGCCGCTCCCTATAATAGAGGCTGAGAGTGACGCACTCGCGGCGATGGAAGCGGCCGAGAAGGAGTTAGAAGAGACCTATAAGCGGGAACTTGACGAGTCCCGGACCGCCTACACATTGGTTCGAGCGGACTGAACAAGTCGTATAATTATAGGGTTTTCTTTTATGGAGTGGGATCAGACGAGGACTATTCCCTTGTCTACACTCCAATACCAAGATTACCAATTTCAGGTTTCGCTGCCGTGCGGTGCGTGGAAGTGGGTGACTCGCATCGACGTGTCCCAGTCAACGGTATCGACGGAAGTCAGGGACATAGTCTCGCCGTACGGCCTTTTGCGAGATTCCATACCGATCCCAGGAGAGGTCGTCCAGGCGATGGCCGACTCCATTGTGGAGATGTTGTTAGCTTACCGGCCCAGCATCTTACTCGCGCCTCTAACTCTGGATTTCGTCGTAGACGAAGGTCGGGGTGTCTCGGAAGCCAAGTCGGTAACGGTCACTAACAACGGAATCTTAGGTTCGCTTCTGGCGGTCACGATTACATCGTCGGCCGCGTATGTGGCCGCCTTACCGGCAAACATAGGTGGTCTGGCTTCCAACGAGTCGGGTCGTTTCGATGTTTCGGTGGATAGCGCCAGCCTTCTGGCCATAAACAGCCCTTACTCGGCTACATTGACGGTACAGAGTTCGTCGGCCACAAACAGCCCGCAAACGGTGGCTGTTAACATTGTCGTGCGCCCGCTTTCCGAAATCACGGTGTTGCCGACGAGTTTGACGTTCAATGTGGCAAAGCCCCTGACGGGACCATACCCGCCGATTCCGTCACAACAAATTAATCTCACGAACTCCGGTCCGCCAACGTCGGTTCTCGACTATCAGATCCGTCAGTTGGTGGGGTCCACATGGCTGACCAGTTATTCACCTGTTTACGGGTCTCTTAATGGAGGTGCTTCTCAACCGATTACGGTAACGGTAGCGCCGTCCGCTAGTCTGGCCTCCGGTTCTTACAATGAGACTCTCAGATTCACAGGATATAGTTCTAACATGAGCGTAGACGTGCCGGTGACGCTCAATATCACATGAGGTTAGGGATGGCAGATTTTGATCTTGGTCAAATGGAAGTATCGGGTGCCACGGGCTTGGATGCTCTGTTCAAGCGCGAAGAACACATCTTACGTCCGCAAACCATGACAGGGCGGGCTAAGGTCGCCTCGATCAAGGATTTGCACAACTTCGTTCGGTTGTCGTCGGACACTCTGATCCATAAGAGCGACCGCGACCTCTGGGCGCTCAAGAAGGAGGGCGACGGCAGCTTCTTCATCGAGCGCTTGTTTGACGATAACGGTGAACCTCTCAAGGGATAAAATGCCGCAAGCGTATGAAAAGACAAAGGCCGTTCTGGACCGCCATTTGCGAGAGGCTCACCTCGAACCTCGAATAAAGGTCGCGGAGTTCGATCCAGACCAGTTCAAGTCTAAGGATGACTTCGGCGGTGGCAGCTTCATGAAGCGTGCGATCCCAAAGAACTTTCCTTATGATCCCAAGGCTCTCAAGCCGTTGGCCCAGACACTCTGGGCGATGAGCGTTGCTCTGGGCCACACACTGACGGCTCATCGGCAGTTGTCCAAGATCAAGTCTTCTACAGTATCCCCTGACGGCCTCATCGGCGGCCAGGGTTATGTGATGTCCATCAAGGAGGTACGTAAGGCGCTCTATAACGCCGCTGAAGGGTTGTCTTCGATTTCCGACACCATTCACGATGAGATCAACGCCCCTCACTGGAAGCCGAAGCTCGCAGAGTTGGAAAGAAACGACATCGAAAGCGTGGAAAGGCTCGTGGGCGAGGCCGAGCAAATCATGGAGAACCCGGAAGAAGAAGTCGAAGAAGGTATGGAGGAGGCAGAGCAGAGCGGTGAGCGGGCGGAGATGGAAGAAGGGGAGGGGGAGCCGAAATCCCAGCTACCTGATAACGCTAACCTGCCGGACGCTGCGGAGGTCGTCGAGTCCGGGCAGCACGTCAAACAGGCTTCTGAGTATGGTTACGATCGACGGGGTAGTTCCCTTCCAACCCAGACGTTGCCTGGACCTCGTGTCCAACACCTGGACCGGGCCGATGTGGATCAGACTGGCCCTTTTGGCTCTCATAACACAGAAGAGCCGATGTCCACACACGACGAATGGAGCCGGACTGACGGCGTCCCGAACGAGTACCTCTATCAAAGCGAGTGGGACAACAACCTGTTGGACAAGACAGCGGAGCGGGATCGGGAGTTAGCGGCCAGCGTGCGGGGTACTACTGTCCGCACCCTGAAGACTTCGACCAAGTCTAAGACCCTGGTAACGCCGGGATCGGTAGAGGCGGAACTTGAGGCTGCGGAAGGTGTTCAGATCGAACCAATGCGAAGCGCGGCCTCAAATCTCCCGGACAAGGACACCGACCCCACTCCCACAAAAGGCTACGACTTCGGAATCGGGTACGGCGATGGCAACGATGCTCATGGCCAGGGCGCGGGAGGTTATGGGACTGTTGACTCTGATGGTGGTGTTTATGGGCCGTCTTCGGAACTACCCGGCGACCTGGATGGCGGATCGACAGAGCGTGATGACACGACACCGACCGTTGAACTGGCTGTAGGCGGTCGTAACGCGAAGTGGAAGACCGCTTGTTCTATGCTCCCTCTTGATGTCATGCCTTCTGTCGCCCGTTCGGACTATTACGAGGGAGACAAGGCCGACAATGAGGTAAACGCCACCAGTGAGGTGCCTGAGGTCGAGAGCGCTCCCGTTGAAACCCCGAGAGACATGATACCTGGGACTGCGTACAGCTACGACCAGGGGAACCAGCCGTACATCAAGTGGGACTCAGACACCCGCAACATGGAATGTGACTATGTATATCAGAGAGAGGTTGAAGAAGGTCCTTACGAGAGAGAAGGATAACTATGTCAGCGTTTGATCTCGATAATTTCTTGAAAGACTCGTCTGTGTCCAATTTGGATTGGCTCGACGTGGACGAGACCTCGTATCGTGAGATGGATACGTTGCCCAAACAAAATTTGGACATCCAGCCCGATCTTGAAGCTCTGTGGGCCAGGGAAGGAGAGTCCCCTTCCGCGTATCTGACCCCAAATTCTTCGCTTCCCAACCCTGGCATCGACGATCCGAGGACCATGGGGGATATGTCTCAGGCTCACGGGCGTCTCAGGGAAGAGGCCGATACCATCCGTAGGATCGCCCGGTTTACCTTGATGCAGTCGAGCGACTCTCGGCGGATTCGGGATGAACTCACAAAGCGTTTCGCGATGGACGATTTACACAATCATCGTGAAGTTCTTGCCGAAGTCATGCAAGAGAGAGGGCTTTTGGGCGACCTTTACGTTTCGGCCGCTGATTTCCCGGCCTGTGCCCAAGGCGGCAAACAGGTGGAGTTTGTCCGACGGTACGCGGACAAGGCCCTGTATATTTTGGGCAAAGAAGCGTGCGAAGGTTGTTCTCACGCCTGTCAGACAGCTACCGGGAAGCACTGTGGTGTCTTCCACAAAGAGATCCAGTTCGAGATCCCGTATTCTGATGAATTGGCCGAAGCGATCGAGCGTAACCAAGAGGGTTGCGGATGTTCTGTAAAAGCTTCGGCGTCGGACCCGAAAGAGCGGATCAGACAAGCGTTCCTTGCCCCGAAAACGTCGAGCACGGATGATTACGAGGGCCAGGGTCTCGACCGGACGGTCAAGGCCACCGTTCCCGAACAAGAGGTGCGAAAGCAGTTGTCCCAGCCCGTGGGGGACAAACAGGCGGCAGAGGGCCGTCCTGTTGTGGCTTTCCTTCACCGGGAGATGGTGAAGGGGTTGTCTCACGAGGAGTTGGTGCGCTCGCTCAAGTTGGCTTTTGATACCGACCTCCTGACTCGCACCCACACTTACTGGGGACCTACGTTCAAGGAGTCTGGCCTCTACGGTGTGGTCTACTCGAAGCAAGCCAGTTTTGCCGACTGTCACACGGGTGCTGATTTCCTGGCCAAACACAACCCTGGTGTCAGGGCGATTGTGGCCGGGGACAAGTGTGCCTCGTGTATCTACAACAAGACTCGATGCCTCCTTTACGGCAAGCCTTTAATTAAGGATGCGTCTGAGGTCGTTACTCAGGACACAGTAGATGCCGTTCTCCAGGAACACCGAACCGCTGGCCGGTTGCCGCCATGGGAAGCCGTTCCTCGAAAGTGGGGCGACACCCCCGCACAAGCGCTTAGGACCATCCACGAAGCGACCAAGAAGGCTTCGTACTCTCAAGTGGCCCCGACCCGTATGGGTTTCATGGAAGGTTTTCATGGTCAGGAGGTTGGCCATGTGACCAGTGGTTTGACCCGGAAGGACGTGGCAAAACAAGCGTCAAAATACATGAACGAGGGTTTGTACGGCAACGACCTTTTGGATGCTCTCAAGACGCGGTTTGAGGTTCGGGATCTCGTCGCCGCGAAGGACGAACTCAAGAAGGTTGTAGCCGAACAAGGACTACAGGGCGTCTTCTACGTGGACCCGTCGGTTTACGACGACTACGGCAAGGGTTGTGAAGAAGCTGTCCGTCTCCACCGGACTCGTATGGTCGGGTATGTGAAGCAAGGCTCGAAGTGCGAAAGTTGTATCCATCAGGTCAACACCGGAGTCTGCTCAAAGCTCAACAAGCGTCTGGTGGACGAGCCTCCGTATGTGGACAAGGCCGCCCAACAGCGCGAAGTCTTGGCGTCCGGCCGCTCGACGGACGTTTCATATGGTTCATTGGTCAACAACGGGGCTTCTGCTTTGGCTGAGTTCCAGATGCAACAGGGTATGGATGTTTCTGTTAACGAGGCTCCGGACCCTAACATCGTGGATGTGCAACTCGGAACCGGGAAGGTCAAGCTTTGACATCTCCTTTAACATTACGTGTCGCGGCTCGTTTTCAAATCGCGGAAAGTGCCCGCGAAGAGGCGCGGGATTCTACCCAGCCTGTAAACAAGCCAAAGGATCTTTCTCGCGAGGTCGTTGAGGATTACGGCTCGACGGACGAGCGTGAAGATACGGTGAAACCAGACAAAGACGATGTCCGTCCGAAAGACGTTTTCAAACCGTTACCCTCTCAGGTCAGCGTATACAATTACGTTACCAAGGGGTGGCCGGGAGACGCTGACGACTACACGGACATGGAGAAGGTGTTGGACAAACAGGTCCCCAAAGACAAGGGGTACGACACTGTAAGCAACCTGAGCCAATACCTGATCGAAACGGAAGGCGGGGGTGGGACTCCTCCGGTAGAAGGTAATGACTAATATGCCAGACGAAGAAGGAAAGGTACCGGAAGAGGGGACAGAGGAGAAACCGCGTCCGAAGCTGTTCCTGGCCGCGAACAACAAGGACAAGGTACCGGCTGGCGGTCGAGCGGCCGGGCAACGCACTCGTCCCCCTGGCAGCAAGTTCAACAAGCCGAGCCAGGATCAGTTGGACTACTACGAGGAGACTTCTGAGGAGCGGGAAGAGTTCATCGCGGATGACCCGGTCGTTAAGAGCGCGGCAGAAGCCGATCCTATAAAGCTGTTGGCGACCCTTAAGGCAGAGGTCGCCCGCGAAGCAGCGGCTTTGCATTATCAGCGTAAACAGAACGAGATAATGGGGAAGGACATCACCAGGATCTCGGCGCGTCGTATCGATGCGATGAAGAAAATCGCTGACATTGAAATGGAGATGCGTAAGATCGGCTTCGATCAGGTGGATATCTACAGCGAGAAGTTCCAAAAGATTTTCAAACTGTGGACCGATATGATTCGTGTCGCCGCCGAGGAAACCTTAGCCCCTGAGCAGCTTGATCTCTTCTTCAACAAACTCCAGACCGAGATGGAGGGTTGGGAAGAGAAAGCAGAAAATTTGGTTCGGTGACGTGTGGCACAGAGAAAGCGATCCGGAGCAGGGGTTTCAGCACTCATTAGAGATGCTGGAGTTCGCGCCAAGCAAGCTGTAGAGCAAAAACAGCTTGATATCCAGCTACAGAACAAGATAGCGGACGGGGAACTCGACCCGGACGGTTTTGACGAGGACGAGGTACGTCCGTTTCAGCCCCGTATTTTTAATATCATAGAGTACATCGAGCAAGCCTGGGGAATCGGGATGAAGTTGTTCCCGGCCCAGCGCTTTATCGTCAAGCTCTACTACCATCTTCCGTTAGACGACGAAGAAAAGACCATAAGAGTCACCGACATGTTCGGTGAGGATCTCCTCTACGAGTTCACCGAGAAAGAGTATCTCCATTATCTGTACAACGAGGGTCGTTGTAACATCGGGGAGCAAGATCACGAACGGCGCGAGTTAGTTTTGGCCATCGGCCGTCGTGCCGGGAAGACAACACTCAGTGGTATATTCGCCAGCTACGAAGTCTACCGTTTACTAAATTTATTCAACCCCCAGGAGTATTACGGGCTACCTAACGGGAACCGCATCCAGATCACGTCGGTGGCCACCGATAAGGATCAGGCGGGTATTCTTTTCAACGAGGTGACTACACACTTAGCGAAGTGTGACTACTTCAAGCCGTATATCGCCAACAACACCCTGTCACACATTCAGTTCAGGACCCCCTACGACCTGGATCGCTACGGACCCACGCTTCGTCACCAAGACGGCAAGTTCGTCAGTTTCAATGGTAAGGCAACTCTACGTGTCACCTTCAAGAGTTGTATAGCCAAGGGCCTTCGTGGGTCGGGTAATATCGTCGTGATTATGGACGAGATGGCCCACTACCAGGACACGGGCCAGTCGTCGGCCAAGGACATATACGACGCTGTAACGCCCAGCACGGCTGCCTTCTCTCCCAAGGGAGACGACGGGATGCCGATGAAGATGTCCGACGGGGAAATGTACCCTGTCGAGTCTCGAATCATCACAATTTCGTCTCCGCTCAATAAGGTGGGTAAGTTCTACGATCTATTCCATCTGGCGATGAGCAGGGGTGTCGGGTCTGAGAACATTTTGGCAATCCAGGCCCCTACCTGGGAGGTGAACCCGACAATCCCGAAGTCTTACTACAAGCAGAAGTACCACGAGGACGCCAACGTGTTCATGACAGAGCATGGAGCGCAGTTCTCGGATCGTGTGCGTGGTTGGATCGAGCGGGAAGAGGATCTTGTTTCATGTGTAGATCCCAACTTGCGTCCTCAGGTCGTCGGGATTCCGCGTTACCCTTACCAGATGGGTATAGATATCGGGTTGATGGGAGACGGCACGGCCATCGCGATAACATGCGCCGAAAACAACAAGATTGTGCTGGCTTACCACGAATACTGGCAAGCCGGTGTTGACTGGCGCGAGTCGAACCCACACCTGGGTAATAATTTCACAACCCCGTACTGCAAACTCTTGGGCGACGCGAGCCGTCTAGACTTCGACGAAATCGGCCACTGGATCGACGTTCTAACAAAGAGGTTCCACATAACACACGGTCTTTTTGACCGTTGGAACGGGATTCCGTTGGAACAGGCTCTTCTCAAGAAGGGGCTGACACAGTTCAAGAGCGAGTACTTCCAGAGGGACCTCACGTCACGTATCTACCAGAACACGAAGATGCTGATGTTCGACGAGAGTCTCCGTTTGTACGATTTCCCAGTCAAACAAGGTAGTAGGCATTCGGCGTTCATTGAGGAGCTACTGGAACTTCAAGCGCAACAGATGTCCAGGAACATCGTGGTCGTGGAGGCTCCGCAGACCGTGGGCCACCACGACGACCGTAGTGACGCTTTTGTGCGAGCGGTATGGTTAACTTCGGAGCGTATGCGCGATGAGAAATTCGTGTACGGCAAGGAGGGTGCCCGCCACATGGGCGCGGGCATGACGCCGGGTCGCTATCAAATGATGCGAGCACGCAAGCATGGAGGTTTCACGGATCGTGTAGACCCGCGCCGTTTGGGGTTACGTCTTCGTGGTGTGAGATAGGTATGTACAAAGAAGCTAAAAAACCGAAGGTATTTGCCAATAAGGTCATCAAGGAGATGGTGAAGCACATGGTGTCGGACGACACCGTGGTGGGGTTCCGTGATTATTCGGCAATACGATCGGTGTTTAGGAGGTGCGCTGGCTCTTGGGAGAAGATTGTAAATGGTGATCAGGTTCATATTGAACTGTTGAAAGAGATTGTCACTGGTTGGGGGCAGATGCCCGAACGCAAGAAGAAGTCGGATCAACTGGTATAACGATGCCCGAAATTTTCCGTTCACGTGATGTTGTCGTTTTCCAGAAGGCTCTCACCTTCACGGCGGAAGTGCCCGAAAGCGTGGCCACCGCTGGATGGCTTGGGGGTCAGGGTTTTAACTGGGTGCCACCCACACAGGACAACTTCTTGACCACGATCACCGACGGCGGTTTTGGCGGGTTTGCCTTGTGGGGTTCTGACGAATCTTCCGACGAGTTTACAGCCATGACCAGGAACATGCCGACGTATAGGTTCGTTGTTCTGGGTGTCGGTGGTTGGCTCATGACGACCTCAACATACGAACGTTACACCTACGCTTCGAGGGCAGGGGGTGGTCCATTTGTGCCAATCGTCTACAACGCGAGTGACCGTCTTCTTTTCTCGCTCAGAGGCTATTGGACGAACGAGGACGAATGGACGCTTTCGGGAGATCCTAGAGCGCCAAACAGGAACTTCGTGGGATCAGTCGTGCAACGTCCTGTCCCATCTCGTAATAATTATTTGACTGTACAGGCTATTCTCTGATGACAGAAATTGTCCGCGAACGAGATGTGATTATATTCGTCAAGGATTTGGCCGTCCCGGTCAATCTGTCTGCGGCGATGTCACAAGCTGGCTGGCCCGGTGGCCAGGGGGTCAAATGGTTCGACAGCGGGTCGGATAATTTCACCGTGACCTTCTCGGACGGAGAAGCCGCTGGCTTTTTGCTGTGGGGTTCCAATGAAGACAGTGATCAGTTCATCTCCTATACCGGGAACCAGACGAAGTACAACTTCGGGGTTATAGGCGCTGGGACCTGGATCATCTCAACGTTAACGTACGAACGTTACACATTGCAGTCCCGGCTGGTTCCTCCTTTGGTGGAGAATGCTTATGTGCCGGGAACCCGGCTTCATTTCTCTCTGAGAGGGTATTTCACACCCCAGGATGAGTGGACCATCAGTGGGGACCCGAGAGCGCCGAACACTATTTTCGTGGGGACCGTGATTCACGCTCCCAGTGCTGACAACAAACAATACCTTATGGTTCAACCGTTGATCTGATGCCTTTTCCACCGCCCATAGGTTCGTTTCAAGTCGATTTTCACGGGTTTGATATAATCCGGGGCCGAGATTGCGTGATGTTCATGAAGGATGACACCTTCATGGTTCGCGTAGACGACGCGATGTTACAAGGCGGTTGGCCGGGAGGCCAAGGGGTCCAGTGGGTGAACTCAGACGCCGACGAGTTCGTGGTAACGTATTCCTCTGGGCAGTTCGGTGGGTTCTTATTGTGGGGATCGGACGAGTCGGCCGACCAGTACACGGCCATGACCCGCCAACAACTTGTCTACGGGGACGCTGTCTTGTGTGGAGGGAGCGCCTTAATATCGACTTCTTCGTACGAGCATTACACGTATGCGTCTCGGACAGGCGGCGGCCCGCTCGTTCCACTGGTGTATAACGTCAACGATACTTTGTATTTCTCGTTGCGCGGTCTGTGGACCAAGGAGGACGAGTTGACCCTTTCTGGAAGTCCTCTCGCTCCAGCACTCAACGTTGGGCGGACGGCACAAAAGCCACAGCCCGTCAATCAGCATTTCTTAGGTATCCAGGTCACTCTGTGAATCGCAATCCTGACCATATGAGTAACGAAGAAGTGGTCTCGGAGGTCGCCACTCTCCAGGATGAGATCAAGACGCGGGCTTTCCGGGTACACGCCTTGGCAGACTCATTGTACCGTCGTGTTAGGAGAAGCCCGGTGGACGATAGCACAACGATTTACATGACTTACGCCAACGCCGTAATAAGGTACGCGGGCGCTGTTCGGCAGGTTTCGAACCGGACCATACGGACCTCGAAGGTGTTAGACCGGTTATCCGAGGTACGGGCTGAATCAGCCGACCGTGAACGTGAGCGGCAACATAAGCAGCAACGGCAGCAACAGCGGGAGGAAAGACGACTGGCGACAAGCAGCCCTATGGAATCTTTGATTAGAACCTATGTAGAGGAGTCCCTTACGCAAGTGCCAACCGGCACGGGTAGCGAAGGCTAATGCCCACTAGAAAGTTCACGAACGCCACTTCTGCTCCTTACGCGACCGTGGTCACACGGGCGATGCCTTCCCCGTACATTGCCAAAGGCCCGGTCAGTTCTTTGACCCCAAAGGAGCTAGAGGCTCGTAAGCTCCAGAAGATAGCCAATTGCGACTTTGGCGGCTACGGCAGCGGGAATACGACGATGGCTTCTGCCGGGCAGTTCTTCTCCCCGCAGTTGTCTACCGATTTTCTGGAGTTGCCGCAGTCTCTACGTGAGAAGCGGGAGATCTACAGGCACTTTTATAACACCGACCCGATCGTGGGGCAGTCCATCGATCTGCATACGGAACTACCCTTGTCGAAGGTCCGGTTGGCTACCCCGAAGCCAACTACTTGCCCGGAAGGCTTCAAAGACCCTCACGACTACGCCAACTACATTCTGTGGTTCTTCACGACCATGTGTGACCGTATAAAGTTGTTCCAGCGGCTCGTCACAATGGTTCACCACTACTGGTTGGATGGCGGAGTCTTCGTGTTTGCTGAAGACTCCGAGGTCAAGGTTCCGGATGACATCGGATATGACGAGAAGGCTATTGGTGTTAAGTCGATTGTCACGGAGTCAGGTGAGGCTAAAGAAGAGCCTGAGGTAGGTCTGGTCGAACGAGAGGACCGTGAGGATCAGGAGCTATCTTACTACCAGGAGTACTATCAGGGATGGGATCGGCTCATCCTCCTGCCCATTGATCAGGTAAAAGTCACGACTTATTCGTTCACGGATAAGCTACGTGTTGAGTTGATACCGGCCGAGCGGGACCGCGCTCTTATAAATCAGGCTAAGTCCGGTGACGAGTTCGCGGAAGAGATGGTCCGCGAGATGCCTGAAGAGGTACGGGATCATATTGAAAACGGTAAACTCATTCCCTTGGGCACAGACCCGGATGAGGGGTCATTCTGTTATTACCTAGCCGGGCGACGTGGTGCTGGCGAAGACCTGGGGCAGAGCATCTTAGACCGCGTTCTCCGGACGTTGTACTACCGGGAAAAGCTACGTCAGGCTCAGACCCAGATTGCTTCCAGGGCGATGACGCCCAAGCGTATCGTCTGGGGCGACAGAATTTCCGAGATGGATGTTAACGATTTGAGGGAGCAAGTCGATTTGGCCCTCGTCGATCCTGACTATTCGATTGTCACCAACTATGAAGTCCGTTGGGAAGAAATCGGAGCCAGGGACCGGCTTCTGGATTTGTCGAGCGAATATGACATCACGGACAAGCAACTGTACGCGGGTCTGGGTGTCACTGAGAGCCTGTTATCCGGAGAGACGTTGTACTCCGGAGACAGGCTCAAGCTCGAAGTCATAAACACCCGGTACATGTTCTTGCGGGAGATGGTTCAGGAATATGTGGAGAACTATCTCTTTAAGCCCATTGCCCGGCGCAAGGGGTTTGTGGAGAAGAACGCCTGGGGTGGTGAGGTGGTGTTATACCCTCGTCTCTCGTTCACGAGACTACCGCTGCGGGACTCCCAGGACACTTATGACGCCCTGTTCAATCTCTACCAGAAGGGGTCGATCGACATCAGTCTCATTTTGGAGATGTTCAACATCGATCCGGACGACACCAAGCTCAAGTTAGAGAAGGACATGTTTACGGTCAACGACGCCCTGTTCAACGAAGCTCTCCGGGGCATCTACAATGGCGTGGCAGACCGTATCATCGAAAACACAGACGTGGTCGATAGGGTCCAAAAGGCATTGAAGCTTAAAGAGGTGCCGAAACCCGAGGGCGGCGGTGAAGAGGAGCGGTGGTAGATTAGTCTTTCGATAGATTTGTTCTACCGATGGAACGGTTCGCCACCAAGTCAGATTCTCAGCGCGAAGACGAAGAGACTGAGCGTCTGGTTCGAGAGAGTCCCAAGGTGAAGCCCCCTCGCCACGACAAGCGTCGTGAGCGGGTAGAGCCTGATAAGGACGAGGACTTGTCTCAGAAGGACGAGGACCTCTCTCATAATTATAAGGATGTCGGCGGGTCAGTCCATACGGCCAAGAAGAGGCAGGACCTGATTACTGTTAGGTTGAAGGAGGACCCCAGTAAGACTGTCCAGGTCACGAAAGAGAAGCTCAAGAAAGAGCCTCATAAATACGAGGAGATCAAGAAAGAGGAACCAGAGCCGGAAGAGAAGCCACAGCCAGAAGCGGAACCGGAAGAAGCGAAACCCAAGGCTGTCAAAACCCCGGAAACGGACCTTGAAGCGGCTAAGTCTCTGGCCGCGATGCGGGCGAACGACGCCCAATTTGACAATTTTCTCAAGGATTTCTTGAACCCGAAGAAAGACATGGGGTCGTGGGCTATATCGAACCCGGAGACCTCCATAGATCAGGTCAAAGACGTTTTCCACGGCCGTACATTGCCCAAGGAAATTGAGACATTGGGCGATTTGGTGCGTGTCCTCAAGCTCAAGCCGAAGAAAAAGAAAGGGCCAACGAAGCCGGTCGCACCACCGTCCGGCGAGGTACCGGCCGAAGAGGCTCCTGACGAGGAGGAGGCTCCTGACGAGGAGAGCGAAGAGGAAATTCCAGAGGAGGTCTCGGACGAAAAACCTAAGAAGAAGCCTTCGAAGAAAAAGAAGCTTCCACCTCCTCCTGGCTCTCCTACTCGTCCGTACACTCAGGCTGAATTTAAGGACTCTCGTGACCAGCTACGGAGAACGTTTTCTCCGGAGGTGGCGCTCGATTTGATGCTGATCAGGCCGCCGATCCACCCGGACGAAGTTAACAAGATGATCTCGGACTTCAACGTCGCCAAGTCGATTCCTGTTGAGACGGAGGATTTCGACAAGCTTCGCGAGAACTTGGAGTCTTACACGATGGACCCCTCCGAGGTCCCGGACCCCAAGATGGTGGAGATCGACGGTAAAAGTGTCAGTTATGACGAGCTACCTGAGGGGGAGGAAAAAGAAGAGGCCAAGCGTCGGCATCAAGTCCAGACCGTGGCCATGAATTTGGCGGCCCGAAACGCAGTAGCCAAAAGTATAGAGAAAGACGGAATCCCGCCTGACTTGGCCGAAGAGTTAGCTGGTTTCACTTTGTCGGGGAAGGACGAGAACCCAAGTGCTCGATCCCAACGAGCCGCCAAAATGTCCGAAGTGTTGTTTTATAGCGGCTTGGAAAAGACCGATCACAAGCCCGTCGAACCGGAAGCCGTGAAGAAACTTTTGAAGAGGTTCGGGGCCGACCCGGCCGCTCAGAAGGTGGCCACGGGTTATCTACAGGCTATGGATTACCAGGACGCCCGTAAGAGGTTCTTAGACCCGGACTCCAAAGAACATATATCTGAGTACCAAACCCCAAAGGAAATCGTTTCAAGACTGGGTAAGGCTATGCGTTTCCTCAGGGAGCGAGAGGGAAATTACCCCAGCGTCGATAACGATATTCCTACACTTTTTAAACTAAGGATCACGCGGAACCTGGGTGCCCTGGTGCCCGACAAACAGAGGGAAATTCAAGATTTATTAGACGAAGAAGACAATCGCCAATACGAAGCCGCCCTCAAAAAGTACCAAGAAGAGATGCGTGCGTATAAGAAACGATTGAGTCGAGCGAAGAGCGCGTTCAAGAGAGCCATGGCCAGATATAGGGAAAGAAAAGCAGAGGGTAAGAAAGCCAGAGTGCCCCTGTCCACCGAAGATCGGTTGGCGAAGCAGGGTGTTTCTGAGCCGCAAGAACCTAGAAAACCGCCTAGATATGACTTGTTTGGCAAGGAGCCGCAGGAGTTAGAAGCGACGGCCAAAGAGTTTTGGGACTCTTTCAGGAGTCGGACTGCCAGTAGTTCGGCCAGGGTCAGGGTGGTGGTCCGGCATCTTCACGCCGCTGGAAAATTAAGGCCAGCCAATCCTTTTTCTATTTATTTCAATACTTCTGCGATGGGTAAAAATCGTCAGGCTGTCTATTGGGGTGTTGAACCCAACGCGGTCGATCCTTATCGAGGGTGGTCACAACCTAGGGATCAAGACCTAACTGATCGTGAGTATTCCAAGATTTTGGCGTCCGCTCAGAGATGGCTCCAGGCTCCGGTGTTGACAGTAAACATCGAGGGAGTGCCTCGTGACGCTCAGTATCGGGCGGCTCTAGATTTGGCGATTCGGACAGAGGGGTACGACCGTGTAATCCATCCGACCGCCTATAATAGTTTGTTAGCTCGTCTTGCAGGAGAACCACAACCTCAAGATGAGACGTTGTTAACAACCACAGAGAAACTAGCGAGGAGAAAGATGTCCAACAAAGTGGAGTTTGACACAAGCGCTGCCGACCGCGTTCTGGCTCGTCTGGATCGTATTGCCAGCACAATCCAGGAGAATCACGAGAAGTGGGGCATGAAGTTCGAAGAAGCCAAGGAACTCGTGAACGAGATCGATCGGGTTGCTGACGATTTCGAGACCGCCGCCTACGGTGAGAAGTCTATGACCGTTCGGCAAGCTCAGATTCTGCAAGCCAGCGACAAGAAGGCGGAGGTCCTTCAGCGTGACGGCGATGAGCCGTACATGGACACCTTCCAGAATCCGTCGCAGCCGCATCAGACGGAAGCTGACGAGCCGTATATGCAAGCCTACGGGAACGATGATTCCTCTGGCGTGCATCACGGCAAGGCAGAGAACGGCCGCCCTCTCGCTCCATAACGTAAGCGGGATTCAAATTGATCGACTTCTGGAAACTCGTTAAGGATTACAGCATCGGGGATGTCGTTGAACGATTCGCCCCGGCGTCTGGATCTACGCTTTCTCCGTTCGTGGGCCGCGTAACAGCGGTCCACCGTGGGTTGGGGCAAGTTGACGTTCAGTGGCCTTATGGCAACGAACGGATGTCGCCGGACGAAATCATCCGGGTGGACCCCAAACTCACATGTTACATGCCTCCGGAGTTCGATCAATCTTACATGAGCTACGACATTGCCGAAGCTCGAAAACGTTGGGCATCCTCTTCCCCGTGGAGAGGGTCTGAATTACCCGCTGGTTTTTATCATGAGTTGGCGAAACTCTGGAAGGATGGCGCGAATGAGGTGGGAGCCTACGATGCGCTGTGGCATCGTTACGCCGCCTCCGGAGTTTCGGACGATAGCTTACGCGATGAAGTCGAGAAGTTTTATCGCGTCTCAGAGCGGCTGAGAGACCTTAGGATTCAGCAACACGTAGAGAAAACCGCCGCCTACTGGGTTGCCCTGAACCGCACATACCGGGCGACCCAGAGGGAAATCGATGCTGGGAAGCCCTCTTGCCCCAAGTGTGGAACCCAGATGCGTCGCACCACTTACAAGATGAAGGATGGCGCATGTGTGCGGCTTTTTGCGTGCCCGCAGGATTTGTTCCTCATCAAATCTGACTCCATTCTGAATCCTGAGGGGGAGTCGTTAGGGTGGTGAGCAGAGGCGGAAATACGACTTACGACCGTCGGGGTCTTTCAAGAAGCGCTGGAAAGAGCTTACACGAGTTGGTCCGTGATATCGACAAAGCTATGACGGACTTAGCGCGTTCTGTAGGTAAGACTGAGGGGTCCCTCAAAGATTTGGGTAAGGATCTGAAAGGTGTGAACCCTCTATTGGACGAAGGGTGGTCAGAGTCCTACGAGAGCAGCAAAGAGGCTAGACAGTCGTTCGAAAAGCTGTCTCAGCTAGTGTTAGAACTGAAGCGTAGGGTTGGCTAAAGGTCAGATGGCTTTTCTCAAGTACGCAAAAGCAACTGTTCAAAAGCCGGACGTAAGTTTTTCGGAGTGGGATGCTCTGCGCAGCAACGCCGTAATTCCTTCGCCAGACTTTCAGAAGCGTACAGCCAAGGTCATCCTACAGGAGTATGATCCGGCCAAGTACATGCTGAGCCACGCGACCATCGTGGCGTCAGTGGATGTTGATGAGGCAACGGCTCCTCTCGGCCGCCACTTTGTGGACGGCTTTGAGGTGGATCGTAAGTATACCGATTATTACATTACCCCGAAGACGGCCCCGTTTGTTAACAACAATAACGACGCTTTCGAGCGCAAGCTCTTACTGGCCAGCTTCAAGACGTTTGTAGGCGCTCAGTCCTATGTTGAGCACGTCCAGATCCCGGAGCTATCCAAAGGTCGAATCATAGATGCTGCGGCCAGGGATGTTGGAGACTCTGTATACATCGACATCCTGATTGCTAACGATCTTAGACACGCTCCTCTGATCCGGGCCATCAAGAGCGGTCAGTTGGGCACCCTGTCCATGGGATGCTCCACTTCGTCCACCACATGCACGAAGTGTGGAAACGTGGCGCTGGACGAAGCCCAGCTATGTTCCTGTGTACGATACTTCAAGGGTAATAAGTTCAGGGACGAACAGGGCATCGAACGTATAATCGCTGAGCTATGTGGTCATTTTTCGGACCCTGATTCTGTTAAGTTCATCGAAGCCTCGTGGGTTGCCAACCCGGCGTTCAAGGGCGCTGTCCTCAGGAACATTCTCTCGGCCGACGGGTTTGAGGGCCTTGAAACACGAATGAACATAGCTTTCTCGCGTCCGTCTCCGGTGGCTGATCCTAACCATATGCCCAAGGCCGCCCGGCTGGGTCAGCAACAACAGTTCGTGCCTGACGACGATGTCGCCCCGAAAGAGGAGCCTAAACAGGAGGCCCCTCTTCAAAAAGCTATTACCGACTTAACGGACGCGGTCCGCGACCAAGTCGTTGAAAACATTAGAGAAGAACTTAACAAGCAAGAAGTGGATAAGGTCCGGGCTATCGATCCTAACCAACAAAATGAGACGTTGATCCGGTCAGCCTTGAAGAACCCCGGATGGCGTAAGGTCGCCAAAATGGTGATTTCTTTTGTTGGAAAGACAGAGGCTAGAAAGGTTCTTCACGGAGTAATTCTACATAGGTACGGAGGTTGGTCCTTAGTTAGGAAAGCTGGGTTTACGGGTAGAGAGGTGTTAGCTGTATCCAGAGTTCTTGACTTGCTGACTAAGAAATCCTCAATGGCTGGCGAAAATAGAGTTTATAGGGCCGTTCTTAATGTAGGTGGGACAGGCCCATATGAAGATGTAGAGACCTACCTGACGGCTTGTCGTCAGGTGCTCGGCCGGGCAGTGACAGGCAGCGAAGCTGCCCAATTGCTGGAAAAAGGTCGGCTGTACGCCTTAGGACGGTCGTAAATCTTTTATACAAACACACAGACATAACAACAAAGGAACTCTGCCATGCGTGAGCGTTCTACCTGGAATCGAGAAGAAGTAATGAAGAAGGCTGCTGCTCTAAACAAAGTGGCAGATCCTTACACCATGAACCAGACCCGTACCCAGCCCCCTGCGGATGAGTATGTCACAGGCGATCCGTCAACGTTCGCTGAAGACGTACACACTCCTAACACCTGGGAGTCCGAGTACGCTGGTGACGACGTTCGTCGGAATGAGATTGGTATGCCTGAGATGAGGGGCGATACCTTCAATCATCCGGAGAAGACGGCGTCGAAAGAGGTCTTACTCAAGAAGGCGGATCTGTGCATCGCTGTTGCGAAGCTCATGATGAAGGACGCCTCTGAGGAAGCCATCGAAGATCAGTCCGTGTCTCTCATGCACCTGCCCGATCAAGAGTTGATCGATACCCACAAGCGGTTGGCGGGCGACGATGAAGACGATGACGATGACGATGATCAGGGTGGCGATCAGGACCAAGATCAACAGTCGTCCAAGAAGGCCGATGACGAGGGCGAGGGTGACAAAGCCGCCGCCGAAGAGGGTGACAAAGCCGCCGCCGAAGACGAAGGCGAGAAGAAGGACGACGACGAGGAGGGCCAGGAGAAGAAAGCCAAGGATGTGACAGCCGAAGAGGTGGTCAAGAACATCCAGGCCGGGAATCTCACAGAGGCCCAGGAGCAGATTCAGCAACTGGTCCAGGCCCAGCAAGCTCAGGCCCAGCAAGCCCAGGACCAACAGGTCCAGGTCCAGGACGTTCAACAAGTCAGCCAACAGGTCCAGGACATGATCCAGGAGGCTTTGCAGCAACAGACACAGACTGCTCAGCCCCAGGAGCAAGTGATCCAGACCGACGAGCAGGTTTTGGACGACATGCTGGCCGGTGCTGGTTGCCAGACGGCTGAGACGGATATCCAAATGGAGCCAGCCCAGATGGATGTGACCGTCGAAGACCTGGGTCCAGAAGACGAGGTCCTTCAACAGCTTTTCGCCGCTGAACAGGGCGAGGACGAGAAGAAGGACGAGGACGAGGGCGAGAAGAAGGAGGCGGCCGTTCGTACCGCTTCCACCCGGACAGTTGGTACCAAGCCTACCGAGGGTGTCTCTAAGCTGGGCGGCGCTTCGTCCGCTGGTGGAGACGAAGGTATCGACAAGCTGTCCAAGCTCTGGAAGTCGGCCCCTGACGTTCGGGACGTTTTCGGAACTCGCTAATCAACGCTTTCCCACCTTGACCTCTGTGTGGGTCTAAGGTGCTTAGATCAGATCGAATGTAAAGCACCCTAGTGAAACGCCTGTGAAAAAGGAGAGAGGTCAAATATGACATCTTTTGCCATCGGCGGTCAAAGCTCGGGTGATTTCCGGGAGACTTCCGGTCGCGTGCAACTCCTCCACGTCATGACCCGCAATTCAGTGGGTATGTTGACGCCGGATGCGTTCACGCAAGCGAATCCTCCTGTCGTCACCGCAGCCAACACCGTCTCCACGACGCTTTCGGGGATTTCCAAGGTAGGTATCCTTGGTGCCTCGATTGCCTTTACGCGCCCTGATATTGGCAACAACTATCATGGCGGACCGGTCAAGATCGGCGGCGATTACAGCGCCACGCTCTTGCCCCTTGGAGTCTATCTCAACGATTCCTTGGGAAACCCCTTCGAGAACACCCCTGGTGTGGCTTCGGGACGAGGGCCGTATGTGTGCGGTAGCGGCTCCTGTGTTGCGGTCTCGATTTACGAGACGCAGGTCCTACTTGGCGGTGGTGCTGGAAACCCGATCACGTACGCTCCGGGCCAAAAGCTCTGGGCCAGCGCGAACGGATACCTCACTAACCAACTCGCGGACGCCTATGAGTACAACGTCGCAGGTCAGAACGCCATCGAGTTCTGCACCCTGATGGGCGTTGTCAAGGTCGCTCCAGACGCCAACAGTTCGCTACTCGTGCTTGACATGAGGGCCTAGGAGGATAGCCATGGGTCAAGTTTCTAACCAAGTCAAGCAACAAGTCATCAGCGAGTACATCAAGACGGCCGCTGGACGTGCGAAGCTCGCCGCTTCCATGATTCAACCGCTCCGTCTTCGTCGGGACTACTCGGCCGTTGGTCGCAAGACCTTCCTCGTCGAGCAACTGCCCGACGGTGCGTTGCCGATCTATGACAAGGACCCGGATGTCACGGCGTTCGTCGTGGGTGAAGAGGGTGAGAACATTCTCGCCATTCAGAAGCCGCGTCGCGTGATCTTCCCCTTGTTTGAGATTGCCTCGAACCCTGAAATCCCCCTGACCCAGATCAAGGAGCGTCGTTTCGATCTCATCGAGCGTGCTCAGGATCTGGCCAAGGCTCAGATTCAGGCGGCAGAGGACGAGCGTGTGTTTGCAATCCTTGACAGCATCGCTGTCTCGGGCTTCGACACACTTCCGGGCCAGACCAACCCAGACGTACCGGTGGTTGCGCCCATTTCGCCCGCAGTGCTCGCTGATGCGTTCGCAGAGGTTGAGAGGCACGATCTCCGTGTCGCTCGCATCTACATGAACGCCGTCGATTACGCGGACATCCGTAAGTTCGGTCGTGACATTCTGGATATCGAGAGTCAGGCCACCTTGCTCAAGACCGGTCTCCAGGCCGTTCTGTGGGGTGCTCAGATCATCACATCCAGGCTGGTACCGTCCGGCTTCGCGTATGTTTGCTGCGAGCCTGAGCAGTTCGGCCGTATCCCGGTTCGCACCGAGATCACCGTTCTGTCGGCGGACGATCCGAAGGCCCGTACCATCGGCTTCTCGTGCTTCGAGAATCTGGGCATCGGTGCTTTCAACCCGCGTGGCCTCACCAGGATCGTGGTCACTCGCGTCTAGTCGTAAGGCTGGAACATTCCCTCAAAGGCCGATCCTCCGGGGTCGGCCTTTGTATTTAACCCTTTCATCTCTCGACTAAGACAAGATGCGCCAGCGAGTCCTAAACAGGTTCTTGACTGCTCAACAATCCAAGGAAACCAGGACCTATACCGTCACTAGCGCTCCGGATATGCTCGACCGACTTGAGAAGGTCATGGTCACGATGAGTATGCTTGGCGGCTGGGGCGCAAGCCGTGAAGTCCGGTTCGGTTGGGATGGAGACGGGGCTGATTATTTGGATGTGAAAGAGCTTAAGAAAAAGAGCGTCGAGGACCTGAATAAAGAGACCGAGAGCGACACGGTGAACGTGGACGCCCTCAAGCTAGTCGAGAAATAATATGCCTACAGCCAGTCGAGTTGCCGAACGGTATGTCGCCGCCTACAGAGGGCGGATCACATTACCTCGTTCCTCTTATCTACCCCCGGAGGTTCGGGGCACCGACCCCTACATCCCCAAGGGGACAGACATGGCTGTTTGGACCTATGAAGTTCCGAGGGGCAGCAAGATCAAGTACTTCGCCATAGGTTTCGTGGGCAAGCAGAACAAGCCTCTTTTCCATTACAGCTACCGGGACGAGAGGCATCGGGAGCGAGAGATAGAAGAGAGAGCCAAGGATCGTAGAGAGCAGTTGGAAGCCAAGGAGAAGAGGCGGCAGGAGAGGCTTAAGTTTCAACACAGCCTTAACGTCGGGGATATTCTTTACTCGTCGTGGGGGTACGACCAGACCAATATCGACTTCTATGAAGTCACGAAGGTCATTGGCCCCAAGTTCGTAGAAATCCGTGGGCTTGCCCAAAAGACAGTCCGGCAGGACCAGACGGCTGATTATGTAGTACCTATCCCAGGTCGGTACGCCAGAAACTCCAAGCCCATGAAGAAGCGTGTAAAGCCGGGCGACTCTGTTAAGATCACCAGCTACGCCAGCGCCCATAAGTGGGGCGGCAAACCCTTGTACCAAACAAGCCCGTTGTACGGTCACTAATGGGTGTTTCAGCCAAACGTATTGTGGCGCGATTCTTACGCGCCGACGCTGATCTCCCTACTAAGGAGATGAAGGACTGGTTTGACAAGAGAACCAGCGAGCACATCAAGAGGGTCCAGAAATACTGCCGGAAGATCGAGAAGCACGACCCTAAGAAGTTCAAGGGTCTAACTGATCAGGCCAAGGACCACGACCAGAGTAAACTCAAGAAGCCGGAAATCGATCCTTACATTTGGATCACGTGGCAGTACAAGTGTAAGGATGACGGCAAGGACTTCGACACTCCCGAGGGCCTTGAAGACAAGATGAATGCTGCGACGGAGCATCATGTCAAAAACAACCGGCACCACCCCGAGTTCCACTGCACCAAGAAAGTGGATCTGATAAATCGCGACGACCGGGATAAGCCTCCGTCTGAAATGGTGGATGCGACCAAGATGCCCGACCTGGATGTCGCAGAGATGTGCGCCGACTGGTTGGCTATGTCAGAAGAGAAGAAGAGTGATCCGAAGAAGTGGGCCGACAAGAACGTGAACGTCAGATGGAAGTTCACGGGCGACCAGAAGGATTTGATCTACCAACTCATCTCTTCTATCAAGGTCGAGTAGGTTTTGGTTTATAGGAGCATATAGGTATGACTATCAAGATTTCCGCTGAGCGCGTCCTTCAACGATACTCAAAGGGATTGCCCCCCGAGTTCTTGGAGCAACAGAAGAAGATGAAGGAAAAATCCAAGGGCAAGGACGACGGTAAGAAAGACGACAGCAAGAAGGACGACAAAGACGACGGCAAGAAGAAAGAGAAAGGTAAAGGAAAGATCCCGCCTCAGTTCTTAGCGCAACAGAAGAAGAACAAGGAGAAGGGCAAGGAGGCGGCCATCCCTAAGAGCAAAGCATACAGCGCCGTGGATGAGAGCGATGTCATTCAGGAACAAGGCAGTAAGCGGGACATGCTCAAGGTCGTCAAAAAGAACCGGGACAAAGGGTGGTATTTGGGTTTTACGACCAGTAAGAATGTGGGGGACAAGTTCCAATAGCACGGTGTAGTCCAGCACGTGCATCCCTCTTGGAAAACCGCTTTAGGCTCCGAATTCAAGAAGCCCTACTTCCAAGCTCTCGTCAATTTCGTAAGACAAGAACGAGCAACAACCACCGTATACCCACCGTCCGGGGCTGTTTTCGCAGCGTTTAACGCCACGCCTCTCGACGAGGTCCGCGTTCTTATCCTGGGGCAAGACCCGTACCATGGTCGGAAGCAAGCCCACGGCTTGTGCTTCTCTGTTCTACCGGAAACGTTGGCTCCTCCTAGTCTCCAAAACATATTCAAGGAGCTTCGGAGCGATGTTGGTTGCCCTATCCCTACCCACGGCCACCTACTCAAGTGGGCTGAACAGGGCGTGTTTCTCCTCAACTCTGTCTTGACCGTGAGAGCGCACGCGGCCGGATCTCATCGAGACCAGGGGTGGGAGACATTCACCGACGCGGTGATCAGACTCTTGAGTGACCGGGACCGCCCGATGGTCTTTGTCCTTTGGGGTCGTTACGCGAGAGACAAGGCGTCTCTTATTGACGCCGAGAAACACGTGGTTGTCGAGTCAGCGCATCCAAGTCCTATGAGCGCAAACAAGGGATTCTTCGGAAGCAAGCCTTTTTCAAAGGTGAACGTCGCCCTCGAAATGTTCGGGGGTCGGCCCATCGATTGGCGTCTTTAATAGTTTATTTATCGTTTTTCAGAAGGGGCGGTTCTTACCTCGAATGGAGATTACAATGGAGATCAAATATAAATCAGGCGATTTCAATAGTTTCACAGCTACTCGTAGCTTTGCTTTAGGTGCTTTCGACATAACTGTCGCAAAGGACTCGGAAGTAGAGTTCGACGGCTCAACCGTTAAATACGCTGGGGCGGAATATAACTTCCCTCAACTTCGGAGCGCTGTCACGGCTGAATGGATTGTGCCTTCCGAGGTCTATGAGGAAGACAACCCTGATTATGGTAGGCCGGTTTCGGCCAACATCAAGGTTCGTCCAGCCACGAGTGATGACGGGGAAGCCAAACCCATCGAACCTGTTACAACTGACTCGGACGAACAGGTTGTGATGAGCACCGCTGAGCACGCTTCTTCTACTCAGAAGAAGAACAAGGCGGCGCGGTCCAAAATGGGCGGTAAGTCAAAGGTGGGCACGGAGGTAGTCGAGCCTCAGGACGGGGTTCCGGTTCGAGCCTTGAAGACAGCGGCTAAATCCAAGAGCCAGTTGACGGCAGAGTCCGCTGGTTCGGCCCTCAGGGAAGCGGAGAATGTCCAGATCGATCCGGGCGAGGGTATCTCAGAAGAAGAGGCCCTGGAACGTATGACCCCAGAGGATCGGGAGGCTTACCTGGAGAAGAAGCGTTCTCTGCGCTCGCAGTATATTACTTCCGACAAAGACCAGCCTACCAAGGTGGCCACGGTCAAGGGTAAGAAGAAGCAGGAGAAGGAGGGGATGAAGCTTACCCAGGAGGTCGGTGGCGGCACTGCGGTGGCGGACCCCACAAGCGGTGACGGCAAGGCCAAGGAGGCCGTCCGGGAAGAAGACGGTATTACGTTCAAGACCACGAACGTCTCCGAGAAGACCAAACGGGCGCAGCCTCATCCGAGAGCCGCAGAGAAGAAAGCTGTAATGTTGGAAGACGGTACCGGGGACGCCAGAATTCAGATCGCACGCAGCATGTGTGATGATTTCCCGGAGTCCTATGATTTTTCGGCTACTCCAAAGAAGAAGCTGGCCCGGCTGCAAGCTGACTTCGACGACCGCCCCGATGTCATCAGGGCTGTGTTCGTAGCCGAGTCAGATGAGTTCAAAGCTAAGTTAATGGCGGAGTTTCCAGAGGTCTTCCAAAGTTAACAGCCGTTTCAAGGTTGGGTTTTCTCTTGTGAAACCTCTCCCGTGACTACGCTCGTTTCGGAGAGATTTTACGGTGGAAGACTCCTGTCTGCGACGCCCTAAAAAAGAAGCCGCCGCTGCCAAAGATGCCAGCGGTATATCCGTGTTTCTCCTTGAGGAGTTGGGGGACGCTAGGTTGAGGTGCGCCCAACTCCGGAAGTACGTGGACGAGGCTGTAGCGCTCGTCAACAAATCAGACCATCGGGACCACTTCTTCGAGGTGGCCGCCCACCTGATCCACGGAATTCCGGACACTTTGATGCGGATGGACAAGGCTTTGAGCGCTGCCGCCTTGGCAGCGTCGAAGCTGGATTACGAAGAGATCAAGGACACCTTACGCCCAGAGAAGGTCGAGGAGCTTGAGAACGCCCTAGAGGATGTCCGAATTCGACGAGTCAAAAGACAATCTGAGGAGAAAGTTATGAACATTCCAGAGGCCGTGGAACGGTTAGAGAGGCTGGCAGCATCGGCACAAGGGGGGACCCTCAAAACCCAGGACTTGATAGCCCTTATTTATGATCTTGAAGGGGATTCCAAGACAGCCGCTGCCAAAAATGGCGATGAGATTGCTGGTGTTCTGCGGAAGTTGGCTTCGGATATCACGGAAGCCGATCCTGAGAAAGAACGGCCCAGTCGGTTATCGTTGGCGTCGTCGCTTCGCCACATCGCAGCTTTCTCGATGGAGGCAACGGCCGCGTTCAGGCCAATTAGGATCAAGAGTCGCCGTCATGGGGAGGGGTTGTTCCCGGAGGATCTTTGTGCGGCCTTACGTCAAAGCGCTGACAACCTTTGGGCCACCTTGGACCAGCAACGCGGCGTAGCCCAACTTCTACAGGACTCCATAGCCGGGTGGTCTGAGACCGGGCCTCTACGGGGACTCCCAAAGACTTTACACAGTTCCGCCAAGAAGGCCGCCGCTTTCGAGAGCACCATCGGCAACCAGATGATGTCGTTGGCCACCAGGATGCAACGGTTGGCCGATGACATAGAAGGCGACGCACGTTCTCTGGAAGCGGAGGAGCGGGAGTTTGGCCGTCATGATCGTCTTGATCCGTTGGAGCGGACAGCCGAGACAGCCGAAGAGAAAGAGTCTCGATTTGAAGAGGGTAAGCCCGCTGATCCGACCAAGAACATGAGTCCTGAGGACGCCAAGAAATGGCGTGAGGAACACCAGAAGAACAAGGACAAGTTCAAAACGGCCATAGCCTGAAAAGAGATGAAGACTTCGCTAACACAACCTCTTACCACTAGACCGGCGTACGGACGACCGGTGGCAGAGTCGGCGTTGCCGGGGGGCGAGCCACGCGACAAGGGGCTACCTCTTGAGTCGGATATTCCCGGCACCAAGACCTATGTGAAACCTCTCGACGAAACTCGTAACTTTGACAAACCTGAGGACGAGTCTATCCATCGAGTGGACGAGGCCGACGATCTTTTAAAAGACCAAGAACGTCCGGAGATTAACGACGACAACGAGGACAAGAATGACGGTATCGGAGCCTTCGGCAAGGGTAAGTGGGTAGGCCCTAAGACGAAGTACCCTTACCGCGACGGGATTCCTAATACAAAGTCTGCGTCTGCCGAATTTGTTGTCGGATTATACACATTACACAACTCCCCGACACTCCGTCTGAAAAGCGGTGCCAGAGTCAAGGTCGCTCTTCGGATGGACACCATAACGGAAAACCTTAACCCACGGTATGTCGAGCGTGCCAGCCGATGCGCTGTGAGCACCAAACGTGTGGACAAGAAGAATTTGCGTTGGGTTTTCTCTGTCGATTGCGGCAACGGAGCCAAGGTCGTCAAGATCAAGGCGTCTCGTAAAGGGAGAATCACGAAGTTCTCCAAGATGGACTTGGATATAAAGTGTTCGTGCCCGGCTTGGCGTTGGCAGGGACCGGAATACCACGCCAAGACGGAAGAATATATCGATGGAAAACCTCGTGGGACGGCGAGCTTTCCAATCATCAGAGACCCTTCCGGCGTCAATCGTGTGTGTAAGCACGTGGCAGCGGTCCTAACCCACGCCAAGGATTGGTCGGTAGCTAAAAAATAGATCGGATCAAAATGCCTGTATACAACACAGAATGTAAGGATTGTCAGAAGCGGGAAGACCGCAAGCTGACATTTGCGCAGTACGATCTCGTGAAGGACGGGGATCTCATACTGGACTGCACGTGCGGTGGCCACGTCCAGTTAGTGTTCGATCCAGGCGGGGTGGACTTCGTTCTCAAGGACGGCGAGTCAGGTGGTTGGGTGTCGAAAGCCGCCAAAGAAAACGCTTATCGCGCAGACCGTAGGCGCGTCATGACTCAACGCCAACGGGATCATGTCAGTCCGAACCGTTTGCAACCCAATTTTCAGGGCCAAGTGACCTCTTCTTGGGAGGAGGCGCGGGATTTAGCGCACAAGTCTACCTATGAAAAAGTAAAGGGTGAGCATGGAGTTGGCGCGGCGTCGGAAGCGGCGTCTAAGAGCGCAAAAACTTATGACCCCCTTATTAAGTAGAGGATCGTATGGACCGACTATTTAGCATCAGGCGTAGGCGGAAGAACGTTGTGGACATTATGACTCCGCAAGCCATGAACGCGGGGGTCGTGGACGAGTATCGTCTTGGGTTCGCTCTCAACTTCGACGCGGCGTTTGCCACGTTCATAACAGCGCCCAATACCGGGTTCTACGACAGCAACATCCCGAGGGGCAAGATCGAGACTCAGCCGACCACCGGAAAGGATGTCAGGATTGTTTTCGATCCTGCTACCTACGCCATAAACGACAACAACCCGTTCTGGTTGCAGTTCACTCCTGTGACCGACGGCGTGCCGGGCACACCGGGAGCGCCGACGTTGGTTATGCCGGATGCGGCCCACTATGGAACAAATATCATAACCATCAAAGGAGAGGCTCCGAACGGTTCGACTTTGCAGATAGACCTGCCTCGCAGAATGCAGGACTTCCAGGTCACAAACGAAGACGGAGCCAACAATCTTTTGGTTGGCACCGAAAACGGCGGCCCGATGACTGCGTTCTTACCGCTGGTTGGCACACAGAGTATGGGCCATCTCGGAGCGCTGGGTTCGCTTTGGGTCGAAGGAGTTGGAGGCGATGTATTGTTTTCGGCTTCGTTCACCTTGGCTTTCCCTCGATAAAGGTAGAGTGTGTATCGCGTCAATCAACTAACCGGAGGTACTGGTCCAACGGGGCCGACAGGGCCGACCGGCGCTGGCGAAACCGGAGCCACGGGTCCTATTGGTCCGACCGGAGCTACTGGTCCTATCGGTCCGACTGGCGGTACTGGGCCAACCGGGATTGGCGCAACAGGACCGACAGGTTCCACCGGAAACACAGGATCGACAGGTTCCACGGGCGCGACCGGAAACACAGGACCCACCGGAAACACGGGCGGAACTGGGCCGACAGGATCGACAGGTTCAACTGGTCCCATCGGAAACACCGGCCCGACAGGCTCAACTGGTCCCATCGGAAACACCGGCCCGACTGGCGGTGTTGGTCCTACTGGAAACACAGGACCTACCGGAAACACAGGCGGAACTGGGCCGACAGGTGGCGTAGGACCCACAGGAGCTACGGGGCCGATAGGAAACACCGGCCCTACTGGTTCCGTCGGGCCGACAGGCTCAACAGGTAACACTGGATCAACAGGTCCCACCGGAGCAACTGGGCCAACGACTCCAGGGCCAACCGGACCGACGGGAAATACCGGCGCGACAGGACCCACAGGCAACACCGGCCCCACAGGAGCGACAGGGCCTACAACCCCAGGACCAACCGGACCGACAGGAGCAACCGGAAACACAGGTCCGACAGGAGCAACTGGTCCCACAACCCCTGGTCCAACAGGACCAACTGGTGGAACGGGTCCCACCGGCCCCACCGGCAATACAGGAGCAACGGGTCCGACAACTCCTGGTCCAACAGGACCGACAGGCTCGACTGGTAACACCGGTCCGACAGGATCTGTGGGTCCGACAGGAGCAACCGGACCGACAGGTGTTGGCGCTACTGGCCCCATAGGACCGATCGGCGCTGTAGGCGGTTGGACTTTAGAGTATAGATACTCGTCCAGTACGACACCGCCGCCTCCGAGCGGTTACGTTAGATTTGACAACGTTACTCTTTCGTTGGTGACGAAGGTCTACGCCAGCGACGTAGACAAGAACGTCTCTAACATTGACAAAACCCTGGACGAGATCGAAGCGGGCGATCACATCAGGGTGTTCAGAACCGATGGTACAAACGGTTTTGTTACGTTTGAGGTAACAAGTGCGGCCGACAGCGGTGCTTATCACACTTACGATGTAACTTACCTTTCCCACGGCGGAGCGTTTGTAAACACAGGCGACATCGGTCTCGGTTTTGCCCCGCGAGGTGTCACTGGTCCTACCGGCTCTACCGGCGCGACAGGCCCTACTACTCCTGGTCCAACAGGCCCCACAGGAGCTACAGGCCCTACTGGATCGACGGGATCGACAGGAGCCACCGGACCGACAACTCCTGGTCCGACAGGACCGACGGGGAGCACAGGCCCAACCGGTCCTACAGGTGCTACCGGAGCCACCGGACCGACTACTCCTGGACCAACCGGCCCTACTGGCAATACCGGAGCAACAGGTCCCACGGGTGCAACAGGACCAACAACTTCTGGCCCCACGGGCGCGACTGGCAATACCGGACCAACCGGACCCACTGGTGGAACAGGTCCCACCGGACCTACGGGAAATACCGGAAACACAGGCCCGACCGGTAACACGGGCGTTACAGGCGCGACCGGACCCACAGGCAACACTGGGGCAACAGGTCCCACCACCTCCGGACCTACTGGATCGACAGGCCCCACAGGTGGAACAGGCCCTACCGGAGCCACCGGAGCCACAGGCAACACTGGTTCAACAGGTAACACCGGAGCAACCGGCCCCACTGGTTCAACTGGCTCAACGGGACCGACAGGAGGAACCGGACCTACCGGCAATACAGGCGCAACCGGCTCGACCGGATCAACAGGCGGTACCGGAGCAACGGGACCGACAGGAGGAACCGGCCCAACTGGTCTTAGCGGCCCAACTGGTCCTACAGGGTTTGGAGCAACCGGTCCGACAGGCCCAACTGGATCGACAGGACCTACTACTCCCGGACCCACCGGAGCAACTGGACCTACCGGGAACACCGGAGCAACCGGCCCTACCGGAGCGACAGGACCGACAACCCCAGGACCAACAGGCCCAACCGGCAACACGGGACCCACAGGACCAACAGGAAATACGGGCGGGACTGGCCCCACTGGCGGAACTGGACCGGTGGGTGCAACAGGCTCTCAAGGCCCCATAGGTGAAGTTGGTGGTTGGACATTAGAACACCGCTTCTCGACCAATACTTCTCCGCCGCCAGTCAGCGGGTACATAGAGTTTGATAACGCTAATCCGTCCCTGGTTACTAAGGTCTATGTTAGCGACCTGGACAAGCATGGCGTTAATATCGATCTAACTTTAGACGAGATCACCATTGGTGATCACATCAGAGTGTTTCGAACAGACGGAACTAACGCATTCGTCACGTTCGAGGTAACGGGTGCGATCGATAGCGGTGCTTATCACACCTATGATGTCACATACCTCTCCCACGGCGGTGTTTTTGTAAACACAGGGGACATAGGGTTAGGTTTTGCTCCACAAGGTCCGGCCGGAAGTACCGGAGCAACCGGACCGACGGGAGCGACCGTAGGAGCCACTGGCCCCACCGGCTCAACTGGTCCGACCGGAGCTACTGGCCCCACGGGAGTTGGTTCAACAGGAGCTACAGGTGCTACCGGCTCCACTGGTTCAACAGGAGCTACAGGTGCTACCGGCTCCACTGGTTCAACAGGAGCTACTGGTTCAACAGGAGCTACTGGCGCTACTGGACCCACAGGCGGGACTGGCGTAGCGGGAGCCACTGGTAACACTGGTCCTACCGGCAACACTGGTCCTACCGGCAACACTGGGGCGGGAGCCACTGGCCCAACCGGCAACACCGGTCCTACCGGAGCAACAGGAGCCACCGGAGCGGCGGCGGGTGCAACATTAGCCGCGTTGCAAACCAGAAGGACAACGAATTATACGTTCACGAATTCCTGGGCGGACATAACTTTTGACACCACCGATATTGAGACTGACCCATCCGTCATAGAGCATGACAATGTAGACACTGATCGAGTCGATATTAAGGAAGACGGTCTCTACAGAATCACGTATTGGATGCCGGTTGATTCTCAGGCCGAAGGAGACTACCGGGGGCGAATCAGGAAAAACGACACTACCGTTTTGGACGGCAGTCTGATTCATGCCCATACGCCCGATGACACCCTCCGTTTTGGCGTCAACTTCTTAGCGGAGTTGTCGGCTGGCGACTACCTAACTTTACAGCTTGAGAAAGACGCCACGTCTGTTGAGATAGCGGAAACGGATATTGTTCTAACTGTTGTTCGGCTAAAGGGTGCCACGGGAAACACCGGACCAACTGGTCAAACAGGCAACACCGGACCGACAGGCCCAACGGGATCAACCGGCGCTACAGGAAACACAGGCCCGACGGGATCAACCGGACCGACTGGTCAAACAGGTAACACCGGACCGACAGGTCCTACCGGAGTAACAGGGGCCACAGGGGCGGAGGCCGGTGCGACGTTAGCGGCATTGCAAATCAGAAGAACCACTGACTACACGTTCACGAATTCTTGGTCGGACATAACTTTTGATACGACGGATATTGAAACCGAACCGTCTGTAATAGAACACGATAATGTAAACACTGATCGAGTCGATATTAAGGCTGATGGTCTTTACAGAATCACGTACTGGATGCCAGTTAACTCCAGTGCCGAGGGTGAATATCGAGGTCGAATCAGAAAGAACGACGCCGTTGTTTTACCCGGCGGCAATATCCATTCTGATGATAGTAACGATACCCTTGTTTTCGGTGCCGACTTTTTGGCGGAGCTATCGGCTGGCGATTACTTAACTTTACAGCTTGAAAAAGACGCGGCCTCTACTGAGACGGCAGAGACTGACATCGTTCTAACTGTCACTAGGTTGAGGGGTGCTGTTGGGGACACTGGACCCACAGGTCCTACTGGAGCAACTGGTCCTACTGCGGTAGGTCCCACGGGACCTACAGGTGCCACTGGTTCAACGGGACCCACCGGGCCTACAGGATCAACAGGACCCACCGGATCAACCGGTGTTACCGGATCAACCGGTGTTACCGGATCAACAGGACCCACCGGAGCAACCGGATCGACGGGCAGCACAGGGGCTACCGGCCCTACCGGACCAACAGGAGCCACGGGCACAGGCAACACCGGACCAACCGGTGCTACTGGAAACACCGGACCGACAGGTCCCACCGGTTCCGCAGGGGCCGGGGCAAACTGCACAACTTATCGGTTTAGTACTTCGACCGGAGATGCCGACCCTGGCAATGGTCGGTTTAGGTTAAATAACGCAACACAGTCTTCGGCAACAGCGGCATATTTCGACAATCTGAATAATGATAGTGTCGATGTAACAGCATTTTTGCTGGCCCTTGGTAAGACAGGGAACACCCTTTATCTTCAAGATCAAGCTGATGCGTCCCGTATGCATATATTCTCTGTTGACGCGGACGCTACTCAACAGACTGGTTATGTCCGTTTCCCGGCGATTTCAAACATTGATAGCGGTGGCGACCTAGTAAACAACAACAGAAGCGTTGTTTGTCTCGCAGTTGAGGGTGATCCAGGTCCGACAGGAGCGACTGGACCTACCGGAGCCACTGGTAACACTGGGTCAACTGGTAACACCGGATCGACAGGTGCTACCGGAGCAACAGGATCTACCGGTGCTACCGGCAACACTGGAGCCACAGGTCCAACAGGACCAATCGGTGCTACGGGAGGCACTGGCCCGGCAGGAGCCACCGGGTCAACCGGCGCAACAGGTACTACAGGCGCTACTGGGAATACAGGAGCGACGGGATCTACGGGTTCGACAGGATCGACTGGTGCCACAGGACCTACGGGAGCCACCGGAGCAACAGGTTCCACAGGAGTCACAGGTCCCACCGGAGCCACGGGCGCTACCGGAGCAACCGGTCCCACTGGCAACACCGGAGCAACAGGATCTACCGGCGCGATAGGTGCTACGGGATCTACCGGAGCGACAGGCCCTACAGGAGCCACCGGAGCCACAGGCGCTACCGGCAATACCGGCAATACCGGACCAACAGGATCGACAGGAGCCACCGGCCCGACCGGTCCTACGGGCGTGGTTGGAGGTTGGACTCTAGAGTATCAGTACTCCACCGACACAAGTCCACCTCCGTCCAACGGGTTCATCGAGCTAGACAACGCGGTTCCATCGTTAGCTACAAAGGTCTATGCCAGTGATGTAGATAAGAACTTGAGTAATGTGGACGCAACGCTGGACGAGATCAGTACCGGCGACCACATCCGGGTATTTCGCACTGATGGAACTCAGGGTTTTGTTACGTACGAGGTAACAAACCATACGGACAGCGGGGCTTATCATACTTACGATGTCACCTATCTTTCGCACGGGGGAAGTTTTGTAAACAATGGTGATGTAGGTCTTGGGTTCGCTCCCTTAGGGCCAACTGGTCCTACAGGTCCTACTACTGCGGGTCCGACTGGAGCCACAGGCAACACCGGACCAACCGGTGCTACGGGTGCAACCGGAGCCACTGGAGCGACCGGAGCAACCGGCAACACAGGACCCACAGGTAACACCGGATCGACAGGACCAACCGGAGCGACAGGTGCAACCGGAGCAACAGGAGCCACCGGAGCAACAGGAGCGACCGGAGCCACTGGAGCGACCGGAGCAACCGGCAACACAGGACCCACAGGTAACACCGGATCGACAGGACCTACAGGCGCAACCGGATCAACCGGAGCAACAGGAGCCACCGGAGCAACAGGAGCGACCGGAGCCACGGGCAACACAGGACCC